GATTAAGTGAAAGCTGATTATGTTTTCCGCTGGTATGTAAACTCGCGGCGCGTTAATGCCATAACCGAGGAACTCAAGTATTTTCATCCCCACCCCCTATAAGCGCCCGTGCGTGGGCCACTGCGGCCTCGACAGTACTGTGGCATAGGCCGTATTTCAGCGCCCATCTATCGTAATCGTCGTCGCGCCATTCGAAGACTGTGGGCACGCCGGGAATGTCAAGGTCGGGGACCCAATACTTACTGCCTACCTCTGGCGCTTCCCGCATTGGCTCCGGGTAGGTGATGGTCCTCGTGACTGTGCGGGGCTTGCGGCGGTATTGATAGGATTCTCGAAAGCACATCGAGTGGTCGCTGCAAGGTCGCCAATATGGGTAATCTGCAAAATTTATAAACTCCCACCGCTCCCACGGCCTGTCCGTCTCCATCGCATCCTGCGCGTACTGCGCCATCAATTCTGCGTGCTTGTGTGCTGTCATTACCCCTCTCTCCCGAACATCAGATGAACTTCTCTCTAAATTGGCGCTGCAGGATCTCTTGGGCCCCCTGATGCGCGTCAACAAGCCCTCTAACCTCGATTACCATAGGGCGAACTGGCCCCATCATATCCAGAACAACAGTGCCGTCGGCCTGTGGCTCTGCCCCTATCCAGTCATACCACTGGCTTGGCTCACTCTTCATCGCGAGACTCGACCATCTGCGAGTACCGGATATACAGGTAAACCAGAAACAGGACAGGCCAGAGCACAGTAATGCCGGTGCAGATCGCCATCTCGCGGGGCGTCTCCGGCGCCTCGTATCCAAGAAGATACCCCCAAGCAAACGAGAACCCGGTCATGTAGATCATCATGATCACGGCAACCCTCCCTCAAATGTAAAGGTCGCTGAGCAGAGCTCGCTCAGGTAGTTCATCTGGTGTTTTGTATACGGGGTCGCCTCGTGGATCACGAAGCAATGGCGGGGGTCTGCGTCCAGTGTCACGAATCGTCCTCCTCGGATAGATTCAGTCTTTTCTGGGATTCCTCAGTCTGTCGCGTCGGGTGAACGTGCGGCCGCTGAAGATATAATCCTCTGTCTCCACTACCTCTCCCTCCAGAGCTGCTGCCTGTGCGGACCAGTCTACAGACCTGAACCGCTTGATCACCGGAGTGCTTTTTTCGCTTGGTGTGGGCTGTTCAGTATTATCTACAATATTGGACTGAAGCACAACTATGGTGGAGGTCGTGCTATCGCCAAAAGCGCCGCTCTCGATGAACGCCCGGGCGAAGACTTGGGCCCCCTCTTCGGCGGGGGTGAATGCGCGCCTGAACCATGACCGACTGGACGACTGCTCGAGTACGCCGTTGACGTACCAGTCATACTGCACGGCCCCGGGCTCACTGACGTCGAAGCGCTTCTCCGAATACTGGAAGACGGACGTTTCCGGATCCAGATCAACAGTGAAATTCAGAACAAATTCAGACACAGTGAGGGTGACCGTGCTGGACTGCGTGGACCCCGAGTCATCTGTGACGATGACGTAGTACGTGTTGCCGTTGTCCGCGAGCACCGTGTCGACGGTCAGCGTGGTCCCGGTCTCCCCGGATATCGCGGAGTCGTCGCTGGCGTCATACCACTGGTAGGTGAGGGCGCCAGACACCCCGGTCGCGGCCACCGTGAATGATGCCGGGTTGCCCTCAATCACATTGACGTCCGAGGGCTGCGTGTCGATCGTCGGCGAGGCATCAGTGACCGTGAGCACCGCGGCATTGGATGTGATCGATCCGTTGCTGTCGGTTACGACAACATCATAGCTATTCCCGTTGTCCGCGAGAGCGACCGTGAACGTCAGGGTGTCCGATGTCTCCCCGGCCATGTCGACAGAGTCTTCGCGCCACTGGTAGCTCAGAGCCCCTGCAGTTGCGGTCGCCGCAACCGTGAAGGTCGCATCGCTGAATTCCGCCACAGACTGGCTGACTGGCTGCGTGTCAATCGTCGGAGCAAGCGGGGTAACCGTTAGCGTCGCTGAGCTGGTGTTGATGCTGCCGTTGCTGTCCGTAACCACGCAGCGATAGAGGTTGCCGTCGTCGGCCTCTACTGCCGTGAAGTCCAGCGTAGCCGCGGTCTCCCCGACCATGTTGGAGAACCCGGCGCCAGTGTCATCCTGCCACTGGTACGAAAGGGACCCAGCTGACGCGGTGGCCGCAACAGTGAATGTCGCGGTCGTGTTTTCATTGACGGTAGAGTCCGCGGGCTGAGTGTCAATCGTCGGCGCCAGCGAGGTGACTGTCAGCGTGGCGGAATCCGAGGTCAGCGATCCGCCGCCGTCTGTCACAACGCAGCGATACAGGTTTCCGCTATCCGCCTCAACGGCAGTGAAATCCAGCGTCGCCGCAGTCTCGCCAGACATGTCTGCAAACCCGGATCCAGTGTCCTCTTGCCACTGGTAGCTCAGCGTGCCAGAGCTGGCTGTGGCCGCCACCGTGAAAGTAGCCGTGGTGTTCTCGTCGACGGTACTATTTGCCGGCTGGGTATCTATCGTCGGGCCAGACAGGACAAAGTTCGCATAGCGAGAGATTTGGTCCGCGGTCAGCGCGGCATTGAAGATCGCAGCATGCCCGATTGCGCCCTCGTAATATGCGGTGTTTACCGTTGACTTGTTGGACCCAATATTGATCCGGGGTGACGTTATCAGGTTGTTGTAGTTGAAGCCTGACAGCGTCTCCAGCAGCACCCCGTCCACATAGAAGCTCACGTTGGATGTCGTGATGACAACATGCAGGAGGATGTTTTCTCCAGAGACCATGACGGGGTTCGTGGTGGAGACACTCTTATACCCGCTGGACCACCCAATGACCTGCAGCTTGCGGTCTGACTCTTGAGTCAAGGCTATGCCGCGAGAGGATCCGTTCGCGAAGTCACCGAGGTGAATGATATGCGAGCTGCCTGTAAACGCATCAGGCCTGACGGCTGCCATGAACGTCAGAGCGCCGTCGTTCACATATCCAGCAGCAGATCCGTCGACCATGTTGCCGCCAGCGCTCACATCCACGGCCCCGGCAACATCGATTATGTTTGGCTCTTCGTATGCTATCGTGCCAGACGCGGTCAGTGTGTGCCCGTTGCCGGATGTGTCGGCAAGGTTTCCGCTGGCCTCGTCCAGCTTGTAGTAAGCATACGGATCGTCGAGGGCCACAATATCGTCAATTGTGACAACCGGATCTGAGCTCTCAAATGGGTGCCCGGATGCTAGGGTGAGGCCCCACTTGTCGGCCAGATACCACTCTACTTTGGACTGCTCCAGAGACGGCATGGTGCCTTGCACGATAATGATTTCAGCGATCTGGCCCTCCAGAGGAAAGCTAAGATCACCGAAGGTTCCGATGTGCATGGTATATGCAGGGGCGCCGCTGCTGGCTGAGGTGGCGCTGGTGTTGGTGGCAATCTGATTACCCCCATCGCGACGCATAAACGATCTATCAGCAACCGGGCTCTCGTTGGGGTCTGTAAAAATCGAGAACAGGTTGTACTGGCCCTGAGGCGCGTACCCTACGGTGGAGGTGTTGTTAATCGGTGCTGATGTGGTCCCATTCGACACCAGAGCAGTGGCCTGCTCGTCGCGCGGAACTGCAGACCGGTTGTCGGCATTAAAGGACCAGCCACGCGTTGCACTAGCGCCTCGACCAGTTCCGAAAACAGCGAAGTTGGCGTTCTTAACATCTGCCTGCATAACGATGAACGCCCACACCGGGGTTCCGTTGTTCAGGTAGGTGTATGCAGTGGTCGCCTGATTAGAAACAAGCCGCTGGTTGCCGCTGAAATCCAGAACCGGCAGGCTGTTCAGCGTTTCGGTGTTAATGCTTGGCCGGTTGACCCCAGTGCCATTGAATACGTGGCCACTGGCTCGATCCGTTATGGAGTCAACAAGCCCGCTGGTGTCAGATACATTTTCTGTGGCGTCGACCCAGAGGCTGGGGCCGTTTACCAGTATCTCAGGAGTCCACTTCACTCGTGCTCACCTGATCTGATAATTTGTGCTATGCGCTGCGCCCGGGCTGGCACCTGCTTGGCATATCGGGAGTCCAGACATTCGTCGGCCGCGGCGGCGTAGTCGCCAGCCTCCATGTTTTTGTGCATACGCACAAATCCGGCCAATCTTGGGGATCCTAGCTGGAATGCCATGTCCAGAATGGCAGCCTGTCGCGCCTCGTTCAGCCCCGCGAAGTAAGTATACGCTTGCGCTGTACGCCTTGCCTCCTGCAGGTCGTTTTCGAAAAGATATTCGATTTCTGACATAGACAGGCCGCGGTCGTCAAGATTCCGCCCGATGCCTATGCTCAGCTTGTCCGCCGTGCAGCGGTACGGGAAGCGGCGAACGCCTTCGTGCTGGGAGATCAGCCTCCGCGCAATTTTGAGCGCCTCATCTATCACTTTTTGGCCTGCAGATCTGGATATGGTCGCTGGATTATCCCGCACCGGGAGAGGATTTAATGCCCTGATGCAAAAAAAACTTGCACCCCAGTATTGTATGAACTAATATTCGCCCTGTGGCAATGTCGCCACTTGGAGAGGAGCTGCACCATGATTTGCAAGAAAGACGCTTTTGAGATGGGTTCCAGCTTAGCAATCACGCTGCACCTTTGTTGTCAAAATGCGGATCAGCGCACAGCCGTGATAGCGGCACGCGCCGGCCTGCTCGGCATGATCGATGCTCAGCCGAACGGCTTTGCTGTTGGGCAAGAGCTCAAGCGTGGCTGGGACGAGAAGCTGGACGAGCTCGAGCCCTTGGCCACTATGAAGCGGGGGGTCGCGTAATGCGATCTCTTGCTCAGCTAAATAGCGCCATCGTGTCCGAGTTCCCGGGCCTTGATATTGAGCTGGTCAAGGGCAGCGGGTACTTCTACTTCTCCGGGGAAGATGGGCTGCGGCTGTCTATCCCCAGCATCTATGTTTGCCACTTTAATCACATGACCGGCGAGCAGTGGGCAGCAGTCATCGACGTTGTCCGCGCCGCCATCGAATCAGAGTAGGGAGAGAACAATGAGCATCCTGACGATGACGAGAAGTTTGGCTTCTTCAAGCGCCCGGCAAAGGCCGTTTTCGAGGCTGCCCCGGAGGCGGCCTGAAAATATTTCTTGACTTCCTGTATTCCCGCAACTAATATTCTTACATCGGGGCCACAACGGCCCCCTAACCAGAGAGAGAAAACCATGTTTAATTTCCGAAGCTCCACCGTTGTCTTCTTTGCAGACGATAAGCACCGCGCCTTAATCGGCTCGATCACTGGCCATGTAGGCTGGACGGACTCCGCCAGTGGTATCGAGGGCATTGACCGTCAGGCCAAGCTGCTGAACGACTTTATCAAAAGCGACCGCGTATCCGGGTCCATCGTTTTGTTCAACGAAGAGACTGGCGCGGTGATCCACGCCGCACCGTTTGGCGCGGCAGCTCGCAAGAGCGAAGAGCTGAGGGCGGCGGCAAGCCAGAGCGACAAGGCCCTGTCCATCCTTGAAAAGATTGCCGCTCGAGACCTTGAAAAGACAGCCAAGGAAAAAGCAGGAGATTCAGAATGACATTTGAACAGGCGCTGGAACAGGTGAAAAGAGAGCAGCACATGCTATCGACTACCCGCGAGGAGCAGCGAGCCGGGATCCTCAGGATTCGAGACATGCTCAAGGCGAAGGTTGCTCGAGGTGAGCAGCTGGATAACTTAGAAGCAGCGACAGTGCAAGACTTCGTCGCATCAGGAAACTGGTAAGGAGAGAGATATGGGTTACGATCGAGAGCAGTACAAGGCAGACATCGAAGCAAAGCGCTGGTGCCAGTTTGTCCCGAAGCACGAGAGGCTTGTCCTCTCGCGCCTCATCAGCACGATCATCAATTGCGGCCACTCGGTCAGCATCAACGACTCGGAGGAGTGGGTCGTCGTCAAGAGCAAGGACAAAGCGCTGTGCCGCAGTATGCTGGGCCACGCCGAAGAGGAGTTCCTGCGCGCGTACACCGACGAAGGGACTTCGCTGGGCACCTTCCATCTGATCTACAACAATGGCTCTGATCAGGATCCTATGATCGTGATCTCAAACTACAGCGACAACCACTATTGCAATGCGATCATCGACGATCTCACTGCACGATACGGAGTATAGAGAGATGAGAATACACTTTGCTTACGCGTTCTTTTTGGCACTCTTCCTGCTGCTTGCGTCCAAGTGCTCGCATGCGCTCAGTAATGAGTATCCGTTTCAGGACTCATGCGTCGTACAGGCCGGAGATACGTTTTACCGCGACTGCGAGGTAGCGCAGCTGGAGCAGTTCATTGCCGAGGCTGGCGGGTCAGATCCAAAGCAAGGCGCTGACTGGGACTCTGTCGAGGAGTCTCTGCACATGAAGCTGGACTACTTCTACTACACGGGCGGCATCATCGGGCCCGTCAAGCAGGGCCAGTGGGTCCCCGGGATGCCGGTGTTTAGCCCGCAGCCCAAGCCGGGGTTCACCCAGCGCGTATCCAACCCTGTCCCCGTACCCGGGACGATCGCCCTGATCGTCATCGGTCTGGCTCTGCTCTGGAGGATCAAGCGATGAAGGGGGTCGCGCGCCAACTCAAGAAAGCCATCGAGTCAGCGGCGAGCCCCTACGGCGTAGATGTGGAGGGCCCTGAGAAGACTGGCGGGAACCACTTCAAGTGGACCCTAAGACTCGGCAAGGAGACCCGGTTCTTTGTGACCGGGAGCACCCCTCGATGCTGTGAGGTCTTAATCCTGAGGGCGCAAAGCAAGACGCGCCGAACCTGCAAGGAGCTCAAGACATAGCGTGCGGCGTGCTGCCATTGAGCTTCAAGTGAAAGCCCAGTGGCGGCGCCGCCTTATCCTCGCTAGTCACTCCCTCGTCAATATTGTTGATCCGGCCACCAGCCTTGAGGAATTCCTCCGTCTGTCTGGCAATCTCTTCTCGCAGCATTCCGTTAGACCCAGAGCCCGCAACATTCTTTGCCACTTCGAACCGCTGCAGCATCTCTTCCTTTTGCATTGTCTCTTCCCTCTATTTTCCGTCACTGGTCCATCGTTGTCGCAGTAGCTTTCTGCGTATCGCGACATCCGAAAGGTGCAGGCCAACCGCTTTACCGCGGCGGCGCCTGTTGATGTTTCCGTCACCACCCATCTCTCCGAGTAGCTGGGAAACTCTTCCCGGGGTAACCCCCATTTTTTCCGATAGCTCCTTCCCGGTGATGCCCGGGTTCTCCTCGACGATCGCGAGGATCTCTCGCATCCTGTCTACGCCCTCTGGCACAGTGGCAGAGCGACGTTGTCGCCTTCCGGGTATAGATCTATGAACCACATCAGCATGATGACGTTGCAGACGACGTGTCCCCAGTGAGTCTGATTCGACTCATCGTCAAGCGCCCCCAGTCCATGCGCCTCGATTGCCAGCATGTGGCGTATCGCACATCCGATAGGAACAGACCAGTCCATACCCTTGGCCCAGTTCCATGCCGCATACTTCTTGGCTCCGTATTCGAAAACCTTGGAGGCCGAGACCAAGTCGTTGGTGAAGAGTGTGGGCCCGGCCATTATTTCATCTGTCAATGGACGCGGGCTCTCCTGAATTTTGATCAGCCAGTTTAGGATCAGGCGATTGTTGGGGTTCTTGAAGAGGAGAAGCCAGTGCCTGCATGGGACCAGATCCAGAGGATCCTTGCCGTCGTTGTACCGCGCCCCGGATCCGGGCTCGTCACTGTTGACGTCTCCGATTCCAGACACCAGATCTTTTCCACACCCATCTGCGGCGCACATCAGGTCGCCTATCGCAGCGTCTAGCGCAACAGCTGATTCTTCGTCAGTCACGCGAGTACCTCTCTCTCAGTTTCTTGTTGAACCACATTGAGCCCATGCATCCTATGGATCCAGCTGTGCCCAGTGCAACCCACATGAGAAGCCAAGATCCGCCGCCGATGAAAACAGTGGCAGTGAGTCCGATGGTCATCATTTCAAAGAATGCGAACGCCAGTGAGGTCGGCGGTATTCTGGCGTAGTAGCCGTGGGTAACATTGATTTGCTGGAACGACCGCACTGCGACGTTACCCAGCGTGACAAAGAACAAAGTGATGTACTCCAAGTGACCCCCTCAGATATGCCATCTTCCCCTCCACACGTCTACCAGAGTGCGCTTGCCGTCCGGGTACTGGATGCAATGTGTGTGCGTCCAAGTGCCCATGCCCTTTGCGTATTCCAGCTTACCGGCACTGTGCCCAACCTGATAGCATCCGTCAACTATGCGGGCTGTGTGGCTGTGCCCTATCACGGTCTTGTACGTCGTCTTGCTGAGAGACGACGCAGACCCCCGGGCTCCGTTGACTCCGATGTCTCCGTGCTGGGAGTAGTCGACCCCGCGGAGCAGGAAAGGCTTGTCACGGTTCAGCCAGACAGTAGGAGCTTCGACGAGATCCTCGCAGTAAAGTTCCAGCGCCGTGAACGAACGACCCTCGAGAGTGGCCGTGCGAACAGCGTGCTGCATCTCAGCGATCAGCAGGGCGTTGCGGTGGTCCTTGTTTGCATCAGCCCGGTTGAGCCACTGCATAAGGTGATCATGATGGTTGCTGTCCACAATGTAATTGGTGCAGCCTTCAGGGGTGCTCTCGTTGATGAATCGAACCACCTGATCCAGTTCTTCCCGGTAGTCGTCGTCGCCGTTGTGAAACTTTCGAAACTGGGTGAGAGGATCTCGCTCGTGATGATGGCTCCCGGCATATCCGTCCAGCAGGTCGTGCCTGAAGATGTGCTCTGGCCTCAGCTTGGTACAGATCCCATCCGGGCCATACGTTGCCCGGTAGACAGCGCGATCATGAAACTTCACGTGCTCATCGCCAGTGGTTACCGCGAGCACTCGGTCGTGGTCCTTGACCCAGTCAGGTCCGTACTCTTTCAGCTGCCCGCCGGCAACGTCAAACAGCGATGTGCCGGAGATGCTAAGCTGTCGTATGAACGCACGGTCACGGCCATCGACCTCGACCACTAGAGCCCCGTTCGAGTGATGGAATTCTGCCAGAGCGCCTGCCTTGGTTTTGCTGTAGTTCCTCTGGGTAACAACGCCCGTGGTGTATAGCCTCTTCGGCTTCATGTCCTGAGGCGTAGCGACAGGCTCCATGAGAACCTTGCTGTGGCCTATGATCTGCCATCGATGCCCGCCCATCGGCTGCATGCCAGATAGTGGTCGAGATGCTGTGGCGGCGATCTTGATCTCCGCGGCAACGTCCACTCCCCCGCCGAGGTTTATGTGATCGTCTATCAGGTGGGTCTGCACCTCTGCCGGCCAAGTCTTTCGGTACTGCTGGCTTGCCGTGTACAGGCTGATGTTCTTGTGGTGGATTGGAATAACCAGAAGGATGGCGCCAGTCACTTCGCAGTAGTTTTTGAGTGCCTGCCATCCGGAGTGAAGCCGGGTGTTATTCTGCGCCGCGGTAACAACAAACCTCTTGTGCCCGGAGCGAACTTTCTTGCGCACGTACTCGTTGTTGAGCGCTGCCACGTAAGGGTCGTATCCGGGGCCATCGCGCTCCTCGAGCTCAGCAGAATCTATCGCGGTCGTGCTCCTGCCGCACGTCTCGCATCTCCAACGTCGCTTACCGGAGTCGGCAGTTGATCCTCGGGAGAACATGTTTCTCCCGCAGCACTGTGGCCGAGGCCCGGGGACCTTATTGTGCGGTGTTCCTGAGGGCAAGGTATTCCTCCACGACAGACTTCAGCTCTTCAAGGCCCCGGGTTTCGGTGGCCATGTAGCCGTGCTGCCTGTGATAGTCGAGATGCGCAGCCTGATCGTCGGTCAGCTTGCGCGCCATTCCCTCTCCCTTGTGCTCAATGATCAGGCCGTGATACTTGCCGGCCGGGATCAGTATTGCGATGTCTGGCTCACCCTTCACCAGACCTTGGCTTTTCATCTTGTTCCACATAATCGCTCCCCACTTTCCCCCGGGGAATGATATGCCGGCCATGGAAACTCGGAGGGCGCGAGCTTCGCTCTTGTAAGCCCTCCGGAACCACTTTACAAAAGCAGCCTGCTCTGCCTGCTCAGTCATACCTTGATCAGGCCCTCATCTAGCAGCGCTTCCTGAGTACGCAGAACACCCTCGATATGCATGTGCTTGAGCTCAGACTGCTTCCAGTCGTTACCAAAAATATCCTTTGCCCGGGTGCGTCCGTCGATCGCATCGTGACAAGAGGAGCAGCACCATGCCCCATGGATATCGTGTCGCTTGGCGCCCATGCCTCCGCCGCTGAGATGGGCCAGAACCACAGTATCAGGGTCGCTGTTGCAGACCCCGGGGATTCTGACCATGCAATACCTGCCCTTGGCGGCCTTCCTCAGTTTGCTCATGGAAGCAGCTTGAACTCTTTGAGGTCCCAGTGAGCAACAGGCTCTACGTCCTTCGGGTCATTCCGGTCGGTCCTGCCGCCCTCCTCGATCTTGATCGGATCTACTCCTGTAAGGTCCAGCCTGCCGATGCGGCCGCAGGACCACCTCACGAAGAGGTACACCGGAAGCTTCAGATCAGAAGACAGGCGCTTGAGCGCTTCGAACTTCGACTGCGAGAGCATGTACGTTGCATACATGTCCATCGTATTGCTGCGGCACTTGATCTCTGCCAGCGCGACAGCATGGCCCTCTCGATGAAGGATGCTGTCGACGACGGACAGCGCTCTACATTTCAGCGCGCTACACTTTGCCCAAAGCATTATCTTGGCGCGGACATCATCCTCGCGCTCGAGATCGGAAGACGTCTCATACACCGGGCGACTCATTGCTGTGCCTCCGGGTAATCGTTTCTGGATTTTTCGTCCGGGTGCTGGATAAAGATTCCCACCGATGCGTAATGTCGGATTACGTTCTCAACGTACTCGGTTGCCTGCTTCTTGTTCATACGCGAGGTTACCGGCAAGATGTCCATTGCCCGCAGCTTTTGCTCGTAGCTCAGGCTTCTCAGAACGCCAGTATCATACAGCTCACGGAAGTCGGCGTCATCTCTACGGAGAATAACAACTCCGTGCAACAGCTTGCACTCCCTGCGAATGTCGGTGAGCGTCTGATCTTCTACTTGCTTGACGATCTCCGAGTACACGGCATAGATCATCGAGTTCTGATCTATGCTCCGCTTCTCGCTTTCAATGCGGATGACAAAGGGCTTATCTTTGACCAGCTCACTGGCGTACTCAAAAAAGTGAGCCAGTGCCGTGTGGTTCCCGATTCGAAACTTCTCTCTTGGTTTGCTCATGTCTCTCTCTCTTGGATTTGTTTATTGCGAAGGTGATACGGACGTGCGTGGCGACCATCTCCCTCAGATCGTCTGGAACCCTTGCCAATGCATCGACCCTTGCCTCTCTTGATGCAAGAGCGCAGATGTCGCGCGCGTAATGCCGAGGCCTAAGCATTGACGAAAGCCTCCTCGCCGTACCGGATGTACAGCCGGTGCCATCTATTCACTGCGCCTTGCCCGGCGCCCACCTCCTCGCCAATTTCTCGCCACGTGTACCCGTCCTTCCGCATCTTGTCGATGTTGCGAATGGCATCACGGGTGCAGTTATGCACCATAACTTCAGTCATGTTCTCTCTCTCCGTTGATCGGCGCCGGGACGCCGCTATCCAATACCTGTTGCACCGCTTCCCGGCGGCGGCGTAGTTCCGCGCGCCCCTCTTCGTCAAGCACGCGTGTGGCCGACTCAATCTGCAGGTTCGCCATGGCCTGCTGAGCCAGCCTAATGCCGGCGGCCAGCTTCATCCGGCCAGCTCGTCGGCAAAGTCGGTCTCTTGTTCAATGGGAATCTCGACCTCAACCGTTTTCATTTTTCGTTTCACCTTCATCCTTCTGGCCAGCTCGAATGCCGCGGCCTGTCCGGTGAATGTACCATCGTTGTCGGCAAATATCACTAGCCTCTCGACCCACTCTGGCGGCTCAAATGCGGCAAGGTTGTTGGCGTTTACGGCGGCCCAAACTGGGTGACCGAGCCAATCCGCGCAGGCCAAAGCGGTCTCCACTCCCTCGGCGATACCAAGCGTTTTTCCATCGCTGTACTTGCAGCAAAGTCGTATTGCCCCACCCTTCCAGTCGCGGCTTGGAGTCATCAGCTTTTTGGCGGAAAAGACCGGGGCCTTTTCGCCGCGCTCAGTTAGATATGTGATGTGCCATGTTGCGGGGTTTCCGTCTTTGTCGGACACAAGATGTGCCATCGCCGGATACTCGCCAACCTTTTTCCCGTCTTCCCAATACCCCTGAGAGGGCACAGAACGCGTCTCAGGCGCAGGCTTGACCCCACGGTTACGAAGGTAGCGCCTTACCGCACAAATTCGATCGCCGAGAAGCTGAGAGCGCCTCGCGAGAGATTTGAGTGCTGGGCGAGGGTCTCTTGCCGGCGCCGGGGCTGGAGCCGGGTCGTGCTCAGGGGCGTCTCCGAGAATTGAATCTATCTCCTTGCTAACCTCGGGCATGGACATCCCGGTGAGGTTCATAGCCAGATGAATGCCGTAGCCGGACTGTGGGTCACAACCGGTGCAGAACCACGAACCGGATCCATTCTTGTCGTCGAACCTGAATCGATCATTGCCGCCGCATACCGGGCATGGGCCATGATGATTCTTCAGGTATCCAACATCGAGCCCCAGCTCCGGCAGGATGTATCGCCACCTGCCCTGCGCTCGCTGTATCGTTGAGTCCCTCATGCGCGCCTCCTCTTCGCGTATTTAATCTGCCGTGACTTGACCCAGTTGCGGACGGTGATGTCCGGCTCCTGCGCAACAACGTCTCGGTATTTGTCTGGCCATACGCCAAACTTCTCTCGGTACTGGTTGGCTGCCCATCCGGGCTTGTAGCCTCGCTCCTCAGCATAGCCCTTGAGCCCAGCAAAAAACAATCCCTTTTGCTCAGGCGTTGTCTCTCGATTCAGCTTTCGCTTGGACTTGGGTATCAGCTCCTCCAGCTCCGCATCAACATCGTCGCCCTCGTGCGATGGCTGCGGTGTGAATCCACAAGCCGGGCAAGCATGGGTCTTGGGTGGCTTCAGGAATCCGCAAGCGCCGCACGGCTTTGGCTCAGGCTTCATCTCGCGCTCGACAGGCTCAGGTCTCTCGCCGTCATCGAGGGTGATGTTTTCTTCGTCGACCTCCTCCGGGAACCCAAGTCGCATGGCCGTGTCGCTGTGGTCCAGTATCAGGCAGTAGTCCTTGCCCTCGGCAACACGCAACCCGCGGCCGATGATCTGCAGGTACAGCATCTCGGACTTGGTTGGCCGCAACATCAGGATGCATCGCACGTCCCAGTCCACGCCCTTGGTCAAGCAGCCAACGCTGGCGACGACCTTGAGTTCTCCGCGGTTAAACCGCCCGGCGATTTCTGCGCGCTCCTCGCGATCAGTGAACGCGTCGATGTATCCGCACTCGATCCCGCGGTCTTCGAAGTTCTGCTGGATAAACTTTGCGTGCAGCCTGTCGACGCAGAACGCCAGAGTCGGACGGTTCTCGCCGTGCTTGAGCCAGTGGTCCCACGGACGCGACACGATTGCCCCGTCACGCATGCGCTCAGACAGCTCGCCCTCGACGTAATCGCCGCGGCGAACCTTGACCCCCTTCAGGTCCGGGCTGCTGGCCGCGTAGATTCGATACGGAGACAGGCGGCCGGCGTCGATCAGCTCGCGGATGGTGCCGCCGACAACCAGCTCATCCCAGTGCTTGCCCATTCCCTTCGCATACGGCGTTGCGGTCAGCCCGACAAACGGGATGTTGCCCCACCGATGCATCCAGTCGATCAGGAACTTGTACTGGCAGTGGGCTTCGTCGACGACAACCAGATCGAAGTGCTGGTAGTCGAGCACGTTCCTGCGCGACAGGGTCTGGATGCTGGCGATCTGGATCGGCGCCGAGTAATCCGTTGCAGGGTGGCTCGCTTGGATCACCCCAACGTGGTGGATACCGAACTGGGCAAAGCGCTCAACCGTCTGGTCAATCAGGCTGATCGCGTCGACCACGAAACACATACGCTTCTCGCGCTTCAGGGCGATGTCAGCCAGCTTCGCAGCGATCACGGTTTTGCCTCCACCGGTGGGCAGCTTGAACACCACCCGCTTGGACCGGTGCATGGCAGATCCAAGGGAAGACATTGCCGCCGCTTGGTCTTGGTATAACTCAATCATATGAATCTCCCTCTCTCACTCTGTAGATATATATTTAATTAGATATATATCTACCTCTGGATATGAGAATTCTGCTCTGTTCTGTTCTGTTCTGTTCTGTTCTCTTCTCTTCTGGGCGGACAAAATCCCGACAGCATCCGGAGCGTGTCCGGACATTGTCGGGATTTTGTCGGGACATAGTCACTTCTTTGGCAGCTTATTTTGCGGCTGACGCAGCAGTTTATGCGTGTATTCATCAGTCCGACGAGCCAGCTTTAGGCACGTTATCTTGCCCTCAGAATTCTCAAACAGCTGCTGGTTGACCATGAAAAGCATCATTTCCTCGATGCGCTCACGATGAATACCAGTGTCGTGCGCAATCATCTCGGCGTCCTGCTCCAGATCAAAAGTAAGGCTATTCGGGCCGACGTTCCACGCTATACATTCAAGCAAGTACCAGTACAGCCCATACCCCTCCATGCCGTACTTCATCCGCAGCCTCTGAACCTTGGCGTCCATGCGCGCATCGCTATCGTGCTTGAACCACTTCATGCCTACCTCCTTACGATGTTCTGGCGGCCGACAAGATGGAGGAAGTCAAGCTTCTCCGCGTCTCCACGATTGCCAAAGCTGCAGAGCTCAACAGCCTCCGCGGATCCGTCCTTCAACTCGGTCACATAAACCGGTCTCTCGGCCGAGATTGCTTGGCTGATGTACCCCTGAGTCAATCCCAACCGGGACGCGGTGATGGTCTGCGTGTGGCGCGACACGTAGTCACGCAGTGGAATGAATTTCATTTGATTGTTTCCCTCTTTGGATTTGAAATGCCGGTCATCCGACATTGCCATGGATAATAGCAGAACTCAGGAGCATAGCAAGCACTGATCGTAAAACCTTACTGTCGCTTGAGACTACATGTTCTAAGCGGCCACAAGATAGAAGAAAATAATTCTTGCAAACCAGTTTTGCATGAACTAATATCCGTACTGCTGCATCGGGGCAGCGAAAAAACGGAGAGAGAATAGATATGTCCAACCTTGCTGAGTACGTTCACGGCATGACCACCTCCTTCAACGCCAACAATGAATACAAGTTGGTCGCTGCCAAGGAGCTGCACTTTGCCATTCAGGCGATCGAGAAGAGCGACTATCTCGGAAAGGTCGCTGCGAAAAACCCGCAGTCCCTGCGCAACGCCATCCTGAATGTGGCCGCGGTTGGCATCAGCCTCAACCCAGCGCTGGCTCACGCGTACCTTGTGCCGCGTGATGGCGCCGTTAAGCTGGACCTGTCTTTCCTCGGCATGGTCAAGATGGCGACCGACTCTGGATCAATCTCACTGTGCAAGGCGGAGCTTGTCTGCGACACCGATGAAGAGTTTGTTTGGCACGACCCCTTCACAATGCCGACCCACAATTTTGACCCGTTCTCCACAGAGCGCGGCCCGGGTGAAGTGTGGAGCCACCTCCGCGGCGGCTACGTTGTTGCCAAGTTGCCAGAAGGCGGGCTGGTCGTAGACCGCATGTCTTTGGAAGAGATCCTGAAGGTGCGCGCTGCCAGCCCGTCCGCCTCTAAGGCCGGGTCACCTTGGAACCAGTGGCCTCTCGAGATGATCAAGAAGGCTCTGATCAAGCGCGCCGCGAAGAGCTGGCCGCAGTGCGATCGAATCGCCGAGGCGATCCACATTGACAACGACGCCAACCCGGTGACGTTCGATCAGACTCCAGAGCAGGAGGAGCCTTCGGATCAGCGCAAGTCCATGATGGCGGAGGTGAACGCACTGCTCGAGAGGAAGGGCGTGTCAGAGAAAGACCTGTGCCGAATGGCCGGGATAAACTCACTTTATGAGCTGGACGAAAGCAGAATTCCAAGGCTCATTAGCTACCTGCAAAAGCAGCAAGATGTATCAGAGGGAGAAATCGCATGATCGAGTACAACGTCGAGCAAGGAACGGACGCGTGGCACAGTGCGCGCGTAGGGAAAGTCACGGCCAGCATGTTTTCTGAGTGTCGGAAAAAGCTGAAGTCAGGACCAAACAAGGGCCGGCCGACAGCGGCTGCGATGCAGTACGCGCACCGCATCGCTCTTGAGCGTATTACCGGGCGCGTTTCCAGCTCATACATGTTTGAGACCGTGGCGATGAAGCGAGGTCGAGAGCTGGAAGAGGAGGCAAGGCTTGCGCACGAAGAAGAGATCGACGTTCTTGTGCAGCAGTGTGGCTTTGTGTCTACCGACTGCGAGCGATTCGGAGCCTCGGCTGACGGGTTCATCAACGACGATGGCTGCGCTGAGTACAAGTGCTTTGAAGCGGCAGAGAAGGTCTTTGCGATGATACTTGAGCAGGACCACTCTGAGGTCATGGATCAGGTCCAAGGGCAGATGATGATCACCGGTCGAGACTACTGCGACTTCTGCCTGTATCACCCGGACCTTGCTCCGCGGGCGCTGACGATCTGGCGCATAGAGCGCGACGATAAGTACATCGAGGAGCTGCGCAAAGACCTTGAGGATTTTGACGCAGTGGTACAAGAGATCGTCGAGAAGGCAGCCGAACTTGGGTACGGAGAATCCTCCACCGCGGCGGAAGAGACAGAATCAGCAGAGGGAATTTTCTCATGAAGCAGCTTACTGAAATCCAGCACGAGCTCACGCCTGCTGTCATTACAACCAACATCGATGCCATACGCGCGCAGCTTTCTACTGAGCTGAAAAAGTATGACGTTGTCGTAACTCAGGACACCCTGCAGGACGCCAAGAAACTGGCTGCTGACCTGAACAAGGTGTCGGCATCGATCAACACAACCCGCAAGGCGATCGTCGCCGAGGCATCTGCACCTATCACCGAAGCAGACAAGCAGATGAAGTCCCTGATGGAGATGTGCGCAGAGGGACGAAAAAAGATTGCGGATCAGGTGGCCCAGTTTGACGCGGTCAGACTCGAGCAGGCCAAGAAAGTCATGGCCAGTGAGTGCGAGTCCCTGTACGCTGAGCACAATTTGGACGATCGGTTTCGCACCGTGGTAACAGACTCACTCGCGAAGATCTCTTCGCTAACATCCACCGGCAAGCTGACAGCGGGCGCAGAGAAGTCCCTGCGAGAGGCCGTGGAAGCGTGCGCAAAAGCACAAGACACCTTCTGCGCTCGCATTGCCCGGCTGGAGTCCATGAGCGAGATGGCCGGGCTCAAAACGCCGATCGACAAGAGCGAGGTCGACCACATTCTTGAGCTGAAAAGTGAGCAGGAATATGACTACCGTCTTTCACAGATACTCGAACACCAGCGTAATCGAGAAGAGCGTGCCGCCGCAAAAGCTGTGGAGGTGCCGGCCAATGAAGCGCCTGAGCCAGCGCCGGCGCCGCAGGAACCTGAGCCAAAGCCTGAGCCTCAGCTTGCGAGACCAAGCTCACCGGGGAAAACTCCAGTTCGAGTGACCTGCGTGTTTGATACCGAAGTAAACCCGGCGATATCTGTCGCCAGCATCGAAGCAGAGATCCGTCGCGTCCTGCTCAAGGCGGGGATCAAAACCCTCACCTCGGTCGATGTACAGAAAGCGGCAATGGAGAATGCAGCATGAGCGGAGTAAACAAAGTGATCGTCGTCGGGAATCTCGGCCAAGACCCAGAGACTCGAATGATGCCCAACGGGGGCAGCGTTACCAACATCTCGGTGGCCACCAGCGAGAAGTGGAAAGACAAAAACACCGGGCAGCAGGAGGAGCGCACGGAGTGGCATCGCATCGTGTTCTTCAACCGGCTTGCGGAGGTTGTAGCTCAGTATCTCCGTAAGGGATCCAAGGTGTATGTCGAGGGCCAGCTTCGCACTCGGAAGTGGCAGGACAAGGATGGCAACGATCGCTACAGCACCGAGATCGTGGCGAAGGAGATGCAGATGCTTGACTCCCGCGGCGGACAAGGCGGCGGACAGCAGCAGTCGCAGGGTGGTTACGACTACCCGGAAGCGAGCGCAGCCCCGTCAGCAGCCCCGGCTGCGGCACCCGCTAACGATTTCGACGAAGACATCCCGTTCTAGGATAAGGAGAGAGAGCATGAAAAAGACACTGATTGCACTGGCTATGATCGCCCACTCTGCAGGATCATTTGCAGATTGGACCCCGGTCGATAAGACAGACGACGACGGGTACTACTCTTACACCGAGTCCACTAGGTTTGGGAACTCGCTGCTCGGGATTTATGCCTACCCAGAGCCAGACGCCGGAAGCTGCAAGCCGTTCCTTATGCTGCTTTCAACACACGACTCGGAGGCAGTAGAAGGATCTGTCGATGTGGGTCTCAGAGCGCGGATTGATAGCGGGAAAGTCCACAGGGGAACCGGCAAAATCTTCTTCACTCCGGACACCGACGGGACCTCTACGCAAAGGATTTTGGTTCCAGTAGCGGACTCAATTGTGATGGAGCTTGTCTCTGGCAGGAAGCTGATCATTGACGACCTCGTTGACGATGGCCCGGGCGCGGACGGCATGAAGACTGACGAGTTCAGCCTTATGGGATTTGGGCTTGCCCACCTGCAGACAGTGGAGGCCTGCGAGGCCGCGGAAGGAGATGAGTGGGGTGTTAAGCCCGGGGAGTGGAGCCTGTGAGCGAGCAAACTATCGGGACCAGCTTGATCATGTTTCTGATTGGGTTCTTCACTGGGGGCGCCTGCGCCCTCATCATCATAGCCATGACAGGGCTGATGCTGTGAATTGCTCAGCCTGCAAGATGGAGAACATGCGCGTTGTCGATACCAGACAGCGCGTTACCCACACTCACCGACGCAGAGAATGCCGGCACTGCGGACACCGAGATACGACGATAGAGATTCTGCAGAAAGACGCGGACATCTACAGCCGGTTCATTCGGGACACCGAGAGGTCTGCCCGGGAACTTATGGAGCTCAAGAGACTGGAGGGAGTGGAATGAGCGCGCTATCACTTGATGGGATCGAGAACAGAGCTGAGCCATGCGTTATGTGCAAGCACAAGGAGATGTGCGCAGAGCAAAGAATAGCGTGCAACCAGTTCTACGGATACGTGAACAACACCAGTGGCCTGCGCGGCCAGAAATTTACTAGGGAACCGACGCGCGAGATATACCTTATGCTGTTCCCGGGAGAGAGAGAACAATGAGCACAGAACAACTTGTGATGGGGTTTCAGATAGTCAGCCCACATGGATCCGCACCCACTAGAGCGACATCTGGGGCAGCGGGGTACGACATCCGCTCTGCAGCCGTCGGTGCTATTGAGCCCGGGGAGCGAGCTCTGTTCGATGCAGGCATCCGCATCGCAATACCGGAAGGGTGCTACGGTCGCATCGCTCCTCGATCCGGCCTTGCCCTACGACATGGGGTAGACGTGATGGCCGGGGTAATAGACTCGGACTACAGAGGGAACCTTGGCGTAGTGCTGATCAACTTCGGCAAGGAGCCGTTTGACGTTTTCTACGGGGACAGGATTGCACAGCTGGTGGTAGAACGGATAGCATATCCAAAGCTGCAGATGGTCCACGGCTTGGGCGAAACTGATCGCGGGGACGGAGGATTCGGCAGCACCGGAATATAACAATAAGATAAAACAATAGGCGCCTCACCCGACGCCTATTTTTATAGGCTCATTCGCTGCGTTGGACTCCTAAGGTGCATCGTTTGAGCCTATATTTTTCGGTGTCAAGAAATATTTTCATTTTTTTTCACCCCTATTTTTATAGACTCTGCGCAATGCGGAGTGCTCTTTTCCGCCACTTTTTCCAAGTTGACGATATTGCGTTTGCTATTATGTGTTCGTGCATTGGGCACAACCTTAAAGGAGCAACGCATGAACCAGTCTATCGAAACCTCATTTGGAGAAGTAATATTCCGAGACACTAAAGAGATGGTGTATAGCAGCTACTGCCAGCCGCGCGACATCATCATTGTCTCAGGCCCCGACACCCAAGATGTCAAGGAAGAGATCGCGATCGACGTCCGGTTAGGACAGGGCCACCCTCAGGTTGGCGTAGCCCAGAACCTCAAGTTCGCATAAGGAGAGAGAGCATGAAAGTATCAGCAGAAGCGTTAGCAGTTTACGATCAGGTAAACGCGGCTTGGAAAGAGGCCGGCATCCCGACCAACATTTACAGCGCTCCGTTCAGGGGCCAGCCTGAGAGCCACGCGGACCCAAAGATCGCGCGCGAGTTCATCGAGTGGGCGCTACGCTACTACCCCGGCATCTGGTCATCGCCGATCAGCTTCAAGGAGGCCACCGGCATTTGCAATACATGGCCAGTGTCATCATGGGGCAGGTGGACCGTCAACGTGGAGAAGGGGTACTTCGATGTGGCACACATGCTGAGCCACTACGTGTGGGTCGTCAGAGCGCGCAGGCTTCGCAAGATAGGGCACAAGGTGCCACATGCTCACCACACTCTGGAGCACGCAGAGATCGAGATGAGGTTCAGCCAGAAGATGATCGAGATGGCTGGCTGTTAAACCCATGGCCCTGCCCCTGATCATGGGGCATGGTCGAACGCACATTCGTAGCCTCAATCGCCCTGCTGTTCTTGGGCGCTATCACAGGGCTCCAGCTGATTCAGATAGCTGGGGCCCTTTGCTTGATACCGATCACGCTGGCGTCATTCGCCGCGCTGACACTCGACCTCACTTATCCGCTTCGAAGTATTTGGCGTGGAATCTATCGACGATAGTTTCCATCTTGTCTTCGACCTCCTTCAGCTTGGCTTTCTTCTCAGCACGACCCAGTGAATCATCCGCATAGATCCTATCGCGGATCTGCCTCTGGATCTTGAGCTGCCTGTCAGTGGCTTTCAGAATACCGCCAAGCCGAGACTTGTCACCGAACTTGCGCATAAAATCAGCGCGCTCATCCGGGTCTCGGATGCTCTTCATCTCCTCGACTATCTGACGAACCTCATCACGACGCTTGTAGTAATTGTCCGTGTCGCCATACCCGCGGACCTGACCCGTCACCCTGCGAACAAACGGAATCTGAGATGCAGGCCGCTCGGTGCCGGTGATCGCATCCATCACGGTCTCCGGAACCTTGTCGAGAGCGAACACGCCGGCGGATCCGAGAGTGAAATCGACCATGTAGGCGAGCTTGTCCGGGTTCACGTCGATAGCGCCTGACCGGTACTCCGATCCTCCAGTGAACTCGTTGGCCCACTTGGCCAGCATTCCGTAAGGCGCCGGCGTGCTGCGGCGGCCCATGTGGCTCTCTGGGGTTGGCACTGCGCCCGGGAAGTTCTCTGAGTAGATCGTGCTGCCCATGAAGTTCTCGTTCATTGTGAGGTCAACCAGAGGCTTCAGTGCCGTGGGCGTGGCGTTCTTCATCATGGTGTTTTCGACCGTGCTGCCCTGAGTGAAGCCGATGGGCGAGAACGATCCAACGATCGCCAGTACCGTCTCCGCAACCTGACTGCCAACCGGTCGAGCTCCACTTACGGCGCCCTCGAGCGAGTTCCCAATGACGCTGAACACGTTATATCCGTATGGCAGAGGGATCTTCCAGTAGCTACCGTCATCAGGTCCGCCGAATAGCGCCTTCATGATGATGATGTTTCGTTCTCGCTCGTAGGCAGGAACCTTGTCGAACCACTTCTCGCCATCATCATCCTCGCCGCTAAGCAGTCGGTTGGCCATAGCCAGAGCGTATGCTCCTGCGACCAGACCAACGGCAATCTTCTGGGAGTTGTTCAGGTTTCTGTAATTCAGCTTGCCGTCACCCTTCAGCGTGCCCATCGTCCTGACGAAGTTTGAGACGCCCTGAATACTGGCGTTCGAAAACATGAACAGCGAGTTCAACAGCGTGCCCACTTCGCCGCGGCGGTTGAAGTTCACGGTCATGTTCTTGACCAGCGACGCAGCCTTCTTCTCGCTGACCCCAGCTCGACGAGCTTGCACGTATGCTGACAGGCGGATTGCGTTTTCCACCGACTGGTTCATGTCCTCGACCAGCTGCTTGGTGTCTTCCCATCTCGCTTCAACCGCACCACCCACCGATCCGTCGGCCATTCGAACCAGCTTCTCAATGTGAGCAGCCTGACCGTCGATATCTTTCATGTCGAAGTAGCCAGTCTTTGCACCTGCAGCGCGGAACTCTTCAAACCACTTCTGCATCTCCTTGGCGCCCTTGCCTTTCGCAGTGCTACCACGAAGGCTGGCATAGATTCCGCGCATTGCGTTGGGCAGGTCTCTCAGCGTGGCGGCAGTGATCTCGTTGCCGTCCAGCTTACCCTTGTCGCCAAGAGACTTCTCGGCCTGCAGGTTCAGGATCGCCGTCTGCACATCGCGCAGCATGTTGGAGATCATGAACTCAGGAGAGTAGCTCGTGTTGACCGAAGACAGGAACCGGTTGTATGCGGCGGTTGCTCTAAGGACCGGGCCAATGCTTTCTGGGCCAAGGTTCTTCATGGCCCGCATCAGCTTCTCATCCTTGATCTTCATGTACACAGCTTTCCCGTCACGCTTCGCTTGGAAGTAGTCGGGGTTGTTGTCCATGGGAACAGGTCTGATCTCTACCTTGCCAGTGCGAGAATCAAACACCTCTTTCTTGTCCGGGTTCTCTTGTGTGAACACCTCCCACAGATCCGGGTCAGGATTGTCCTCGATCAGCTTCAGCATTGTCAGAGCTACCTCGTTCTTCCGAACGCGGATGATCTTCTCGGTGAGATCAGTGATGGCGAAGCTGCTGGGGCTGGCGGCCAGAGACCGGCGGCCGGCGCTGCGCCGCGACTCTTTTCCGCGGATGCTAAAGCCTTGCCCTGTCCCGGGGCGACCCTGATCCTTAGTGTCATCAGCCCAGCCCTTGAGCGGAACGTAGTGGGCGTACTTGCCTTCCCACGCAGACACAGTGCCGTCGTCTTCCAGCTGACCGTTGCGGATCATATCCCTCTGGGTCTGCAACATCGTGTACACGAAGCTCGCAACCTCTTCCAGCTGCTGCAGCCTGCCGTCCTGACGGAACTTGGCCAGTATCTTGCCAGCCTCGATATCCGTCATGCCTGAACCGCCGTCGGGAAGACGGTCGTTGATAGACGCGATGTGCGCGTTGCGCTCAGGAGCGTGCATGGCATACAGGTAGTCGTCGAGCATCTCCTGACTGATGCCGTACTCGGCCATCTTTTTGGTCATCGGATCGACGTGCTTATCGCGCATGATGCGCAGGTCATTCTCGGCCTTGCCATGGAACAGCTCTTCAGCGAGGTACGCGTCGTTGCTCTCGTCAACAACGCCACCCTGTTCTTTGATGGAATCCTGCACGATCTTCAGGCGCCGGAACTTGTCCTGCATTTTTCGTATCGCGGCGTCCTTCCAACTTTCGTCTTCGATATCAATGCCGGCGGATGCGGGCCCCTGTGCGCTGAAGAACACGTCAGACTTTGGAACCCTGAACTGCTCATCCATTGGATCGCCGTACACCGGATTCTTTGCCATAACCAGAGCGCCAACTTGTATGACCTCTTCGGCACTCACGACCGGACGATTGTCGGCCTTGTCGTAGAAGAAGCTGTGACGCTCCGGGTTCATTCCAACCTGAACCCAAGCAGGGTTCTTCATGGCGAGCTGAGCCCGGCGCCTTGCGTTCTCTACCGGCGCAGCCTTGTACGTTCCGTGCATGCGCGCGATGGTCGCCTTCGGCTTGCCCTTCGCAATGTTAAGAGCAGCCTTCGGCGATGTGGTGAACTCGACGTTGGTCAGCACTGCCGTCGGCGTATATGCGATCGGCTTGCCCGTCTTCGTTCCGTCTCCATCGTGCAGCGTCACAACCCACACCCCGTGATCGTCGTAAGCTGGGATGTCGAGTCGAGCACCTACAAGAGTGCCGTCCGGTATTGACTCTGGGTTTGCTGTCATCTTCGGCAGCTTGTTAGAGTGCAGGGCGCGCTCCATGTCTGCCTGAGTCGCCGGACTTGGTACGGAGTCGAGGGGAGTGACCGGGAGTATCCGCTTAACCTCTTCGGCATACTCTTCGTTCGTGATCTCACCGCGCTCCAGTCGAGCGACCTGATCCTGCATCTCAGGGCTTCTGTTTGCCACAGAGAAAAAGGTGGCCGGACCGGGATTGCCATACCCTTGCTCGAAGGTGCGCGCGCGACGCAGCGCCTCAACAATATCGTTATTGGAAAACGGTATCGTGATTCCAAGGTTTCGCAGCGCCTGACGCATCCACTGCATGACTCGCTGAACGAGACCGTGCTTCGGATTCGACTCGGAGATTTTGGCAACCACTTCTGCCGCCTTCACAAAATCGCTGGCGTCCGGGTATGCCCTATCAACAAAGTCATACGCCTCGCGGATCACCGGATCCACGTTTCGAGACTGTCGCACCATCGCATAGAATTCGTTCAGGCTTTCGCCGAACACGTTCTCAATTCCGCGGTGACCGATGGTCTCGTGGACCAGAGTAACCTGAGCATCCTTGGCGTTCTTCAAGGAACTGGCGACAAGAACGACCTGCTGGGATTCACGGTTGTAGTACCCGCGGATTCCAGTGACCCCCTGACGCTTCATCTGGAGCTTAATATGAGAGGGAAGGTCTTCCATCGTCTGAACGACCTTGACTCCGGGCTGAGCCCCGCCAATAGCCTTCTCGACAGCCTCGACGGTCATACCTGCAGCTGTAGTGCCACCCTCTCGGAACACGGAATAGCCCGACTCTTCAATCATGGTGCGAGTTGCTGGCGTTATGTCAGCCTCCCACTTCTCTGTCGAGTAATGCTGATCTATCAATTCCTCGACAGTAACGATCGACCATCCTTCCGCGTCTCGAGAGCTTCGGCTAATCTGGCTACCGGCCCACTCTCGCACTGCGTCCATAGCATCCTGCCTATTTGATGCATCGAACGTGCGGCCGTTGAAATCCATGAGATCATCCATGGTGCGCCAGTTGTGTGACTCAGCGTTGTAGGCCATCAGGTCGCCTGCTTTTGCGCCAAAGGACGACGGGCCGTACTCTTGCCTCCGCACGAGCTTTGGCTCTGACCCTATCAGACGGCGAATGACGCCCGGGAGCTTCTTGTTGTAGGTCTGATCATAGAGCTCAGCAAACTCGCTGGACCAGCGCTTCTCTATCTGCTTGCCTGTCGGCCACGCGACACGGCTGGCGCCCCGGTTTACAGCCTCGATAAGCGCCCGCTTTGCGAGCAGAGTCATCCACGCGTCGTCCTTGAACGGAGCGTCAGGAGGCATGTTGGATACACGAGAAAACGCTTCCGACGCATCCATGCGCTCTCGGTAGGCTCGCTTCCACTCTGCCGTATCCTGAGCTACCGCCTTAGCACCAAATACCAGATCTGGCGTGACTTCGATCTCGAGAGCCTTGGCAACCCTATCCAGCTCCTCGAGAGCAGACTTCTCGGCGGCCTCTGGGCTAGAGTCATCAACCTCAATAAGGTTGAACGTCCTGTCATCAATCAGCGCGTCTACCGACCACGCGGCGTCCTCGCGCGCCTTGTCTGAGTCCTCTCCTCGCTTGATCTTTTCAAGCGCCGCGGCCTCAATAACGCTGTCGTGGAACTTAGATACGCTTCTCTGCTTCAGCTCTCGTGCTGCACGTTGGTATGTAACTGCAGTCTTTGCTGCAATCCGAGACTCCTCATAGGAGTCGTCGTCCGACCTGTAGCCACGCTGTCTTCCTTGCTGGTGCCAGTCAGACTGAATCTCTTCAATGAAGTAGGTCTCCCCAATACGGCCCTTTTCTTGCCGCATGTCTGCTCGGACAAATCCAAGGAGGTTGGGCTCATTGAAGTGCGCCGTATACGAGAATAGTTCTGCGGTGTCCTGCAGCTGAATTTTCAGTTCGTGGTATTCAGAGAACTCGCCATCTTCGACGAATTCGCCCCACTGAGCTTCCTCTTGCTGGGCGTCTTCTCCGGCAGATGTAAGCGCCCTAGCGACGACTGCCGCCTCGCTGATTCCGTATATCTCCCGTTCCCGCAGCTCCCATACAAACCCCTCAGAACTGTCTTCGACTTTCGTCCACACGGAATACTGGCCGGCATTGACAGACCCTATGATCCTGACGCCCGGGGATGTCTCCCAGTAAGGCAGAGCGTTGGGCGCGTCCATCTCGCCATCATCACTGAAATTATTGACAAATTCTTCGTTGATGATTTCTCGTGACTCGTCATCGAACTTGCTGCGCAGGCTATCAAGGAGGTCCATCGTCACGCCGTCCAAAGCCCTCTCGTCGTCCGACTTCAATATGTCTGACGGGCCCATCATCCCGTCGGGCATCTCGATGTTTACAGGAGCAGCCTTCTGACCTTGGTTGCCGGCAACGATGGTCTTAATTCCAACCGATTTGCTCTCAGCAAGAAGTCGCATTTCTTGACGAGTAAATCTAACCTTGCTGTTCTCGTTCAGCAGGTCGCGCATACCAGTCCATTGCCACTCTTCCTGCTTGACGCCACGCGCGCGCAGGTAGTTCAGCCACTGGCTTCCCAGCACGCCGCCTTCTGGATTACGCTTGGAGGGCTTGAGCCCCGGGATGTTGGCCTCTTCGACGAGCCTTACAATCTTCTGGTACAGGCGGGCCTTCGGCTGCTCTGGCTGATACTCTGCGCCCGGCTCCTGAACGGAGATTTCACGGTTCGCATAAACTGGCTCGAAGACAAAAGCTACTTTGCCAAGCGCCTTGTTGTTAGCCCACCATCCGGAGAACCCGGCTTCCTTGAGGTTCTTGTTGGTGGCCTCGATGTCACCGCGAACCCACAGACCTTCTGGATCTGCGTTGGCCGGATAGAGAGATGTTGCCGGGAGAACGAACTCGGTCTCGTGACTCCCTAGTCCTGACTCTTTCTTGTACGGCGCAGCCTCTGCCTTTGTGATGCCAAACCACGTGCCTTGGCTGAGCTGCCGCCGGCCAGAGACTTTCCGGTCGAGCCCAGTGCCGGCTCTCCCCGGGTCTGTAGCTTCGACTGGCCCGTGGCTGAAGTGGCTGAGGGAGACAACCCCGTCGCGATCGATTGCGCCTTGAAGGCCCGCTTTATATCGGGGGTCATCTCGTCGATCTCTTTCTGAATCTCGTCCATATTCTGATACCCAGTTTGGAAGCAGTCCGATCTTCTGGTCAGCATATATTGTATCTGCCGGACCTGCAGTCCTGTTGTATTCTCCGTGAGGACCGAAGTTCACCCACGAGTTTTGTCCGCGTGTTTCCACGGTCATTGCGCGACGTGCAAGAGGGGAGTACATCGACGCATGTGATTGCCATGCATTCTCCTCTCCTCGAGCGCGGAAGCCAACCCCATTTTTCACATGGCCAAAGTAGTCATGCACCACTCGGAAGACGTCGTTCGCCAGCATCGTGTCTCCGTCTTCGGTCTTGAACTCGGTCTCTCGCAGCAGGGGGTTCTCGCTGGCATCAAAGTCCTCGTCGGTGCCGAAGCCGTCGCTGGTTGGGAACACAAAGAACTGGTTGTTTTCGATCACATCGAGCACAGCGTTCCTCGGGTTGCCGTAGGGGTCGTCGCCCTTGATGAAGTGGACCGAGAGCCCTGTGTCGAGGATTGCGCGGTACTGGTCCATCGTCTCTTCGATCATGGCATCGTAAGCAGCCTTGACCTCCGGGTCGTTGGGCCGATGCTCCATTGCATCAAATGCGCTGGCGATCTTGGGCGCAAGGCTGCGGTTCAGCGGCACGTATCGCTCGAGCTCGTTGTACTCCATGCCCTTGGATTCCATGTACTTCCGGGCAGCGTCAACAGCAGGAGCAAAGTTCTTGAACGGGACCGCACGGCCATCGACATCAACCGTATCCGGAAGGCCAATCAGTCTGTCCATGTCGCCCTCTGCCACCGTAGCATTGCGAGAGAAGAGGCGATCAATACGCGCAAGAGGCCCATCAGCGGCAAGGGAGTAGGAACCGCTTCCGTCTACAATATCCGTAACGATTCTGCGGATCGGGTGGGTGTCGCTCAGGAGGTTGTCGTTGACGCCGTTCTCCGGCATAACCATGAAAGCAAGTCCGCCGGCGCCAGCCTCTCGCAGCATTGCCCGAAGCATAGCGGATACCCGGGCTTGGCTTATCCCGGGGCTCTCAAGCGCAGCCAGCGTATCAGGAGAGATCGACGTCGCAATCTGCACCTCGTTGCGAGAGTTGGTGATGATGAACACCGCGCGGTCTGGGTCAGCGAACGCTTTTGCGTAAGCACGAAGCGCAGGGAGGCCGCTGATCTTGTGTCCCAGAAGGTCGCTTTCCATCTCTGGGTTTGCGTAGAAGTCCTCCGCATCCATGTCTTCTGAGATGGTGTTCTGTGATCCGTCGGCGTCGATCGTGCTGTACTCATTGAAGTCAATGACTACATGCCCGCGGAACCCGGGGATCTTGTCTGCAGCTTTCTGGGTGAATTTGACGTCAGCGTCTGACGGAGAGGAGTTGCCGCTGGGGTGGTTGTGCAGGAGGTAGAAGCCGTCAGCACCCAGAGCCTGCATGCGAGACTTCATTCCCTCCCAGTCGAATCCGCCATGGAATTCTACAGACCCCGGCATGCGGGAGCTGAACGCGGTCTCGCCTACGGCGGTGTCGCCGCTGGTGAACACCAGTCGCAGAGTTTCAAAGCGTGGATCGCGATAAACCTGAGCCAGCGCAGCAAGGTCCTTTGGACCATTGACGGTTTCGCCGATCAGTCGATTTGGCTTGCTCGCAACAAAGTTGGCAGAGAGCCTGCTCGCAAGTAGCTCGGCCCCGGGTCCGTCTTGCGCAGTATCTCCTCCCGATCGTTCAACAGTAGCGTTGAACCGTCTGAGAAGATCTCTAAGCGCCGACCTCCCGGCAGATCTTTGCTCTGGACGAGTTCCGGGGCGCTCTTCTGATTCTGCTCCATAGGCTCCCTCTACTTCCGACTGGTATTGCGGCGCTCGCTCTTGGACGGAGTCTTGTTGTCCTTCTGCGATTTGCTCATATCGCTGGATGACTGGCTGGACGCGGGGCTCGAGAACATCTCGAATCCACTCGAGTATATCGGGTCGTCCGGCTTCGCGAATGACACTTTCGTAACCTTGCCCATCGGTATCGGTACTCCAATCGTTAGAGACCAGATCCCCGTCCGTAGCGAATCGAGTCGCAGGGGCGTCTGGTGCAGAGCTGTTATTATACGCCCTCACGGCCGCATCGGCGAACGCGTTGTTGTCGCCTGAGAAGTTGATTACTCGGACGCCTTCAGCAGACACAACCAGAGCAGGACTGTTCGCCATCTCCTCGGATAGCGCAGCCTCCAGAGACAGCATCTCCTCTTTGGTCAGTGGGCGACCGGCGCGGAACTCAATCGCGTTGCTGTCTTTCTTGGTGGATCTGTATGAGGGGCGATGGTAGCCAACGCTGTCTTGCTTCATGAGCAGACCGAGAGACGCGGCGTATGTTTCGACGAGCGCCCTCTGGTCCGGAGCTATCTCGAGGGTCGATCCCTTCTCGGGCGCCATGACGACGTTCTGCTGCCGGCTGACGTTTGACTCACCTTCCCATGCACCAGCCCCGAATATTCCGTCATCGACGAGCAGGCCAAGCTCACGGGCCAGCATGTCGACTCCAGCATCATCCGTAAGCGCGTCGTAGATCTCAGATGCAAACTCGGCCTGCTGGTCTTCGTTGAGGTCCTGCAGCACAGAGTCGCCGCCCGGGATCGGCTCCCATGAAACGATACCCATGTGGTTGCGAACAGCGTCAGCAAAATCGAACGCAGCTACCGAGGTATCCTCGGCAGTTGGGTCGTGCTTCTCGGCGTGCTCCCTCCAGTTCTGGAAGTGCTTACCCTTATCGAGCACAACGCGCTCAGCTTTCTTCGTTCCCTTAGGGACCACCTCTCCGTCTTTACGGAACTCGATGTAGCCCTTTTTCTCAGAAGCGAACTCTGTGTCAGTCTTGACTCCGGCATTTTCCCAGCGCGCCTTCATCCCGGTCCAGATCGCGGCCTGAGCCTGATGAGGAGGCCATCCCAGATCCTGCGCGATGCGGTTGACCTCGACCTCCATGAACGCGTACTGCGCCGCGGTGGGGGCGTCCTTGCCATCATAGGCACCAGCTCGCATCATCCAGATGTCGATCGTTGCGCCCTGCTCGATGCTGGAGTCAATCTCGGCCAGCAGGTTGTGGTAGAAGTTGCCGGTCTTCTCGCCCTTCCAGCGGGCAACAAACCCCTCGGGATCGGCCATTGCCTCGTTGGCCTTCTTGTCCATCGACGCCTGCTTGATCGAGATGGGCTGGCCGGCGCGATGCTGCGCGTATGCACGTAGTGCGAAGTTGGTGTTGGCTGCCACCGTCGCCTGAGGAGAGTAGATCGACATGAGCGCAAGCAGCTTCTTGGCTTCACGCACGTCGCCGCCAACGAACTCAAGGATCCCTCGGCTAGACTTCTCATACCAGTAGCGGCCGCGCTCACCCTCTTCGGCCATGGTTCTGAGCCACTTGCGCAGCTTCCGAATTTTGCCCGGGGTGTTGTAAGCCTCAGATGCGCCGACATACTTACCGTTGCGTATCTCGTGTCGGCGCACTTCGCCGGCGCGGCCCTGAGTTCGTCCTGTTCCACTCAGCGCGTTCATCGCCGCCGGCGCGTTGGCTGCAGTAAATGCGAGGCCGCCAGAGATCTTTCGTCCCTTCAGGTAATCTGGGAGCTTGGAGCGAATCTCTTCCGGGTCGCCCATGATCGCGATGCTGCCGGTCTTTTCCTTGCGAATCTTGTATCCGCCGGCCTCATCGTTCGCGCGCGAGTAAGACGCACCACCCTCTTCAACGGCGTCATTACCGTCATTCTCGGTCACATTACCGGTGTTTTCGGTCGATTCAGCGTCAGGCGCAAGATCCGTGCCAGCCGATTCCGTGGTGCTGCTGGGGAAGTCCAGCGCCAGAGATAGCGCGTCTTCGGCCGTGGTGTCCAGACGGATAACGTCGATGTCTTCGCCGGCCTCTCTGGCCGCCAGCCACTGGTGATGGCCGTCGATGATGCGGCCCTCACGGGATACGATGACTGCGCGGGAGCTCTTGTTCTCTCGCTGAGCGGCCACCTTCTCCGGGGAGTAGTTAGTCTGCGTTGGTAGGAGGTCAGCGGCAGGCAGCGTCTCACGCAAGTTACCGACGCCTCGAGCCTCAAGGAATTGGACTAGAGCAGACCGATCGCCGCTCTTGATCTGCGGCATCTGCTGGCGTGGAATGCCGAGAGTGGGCTCATTGAATCGTTCATAGCCCGGCTCGACATCAGTTGCGGCGCCCGTATTGGCCCGGTCAGCGCCCACAGGAGAAGGACCGGAAGGGAGATCGCGCCCGGAATCTTGCGGTATCGTGTAGTTTGCATCGGTGATTTCCTCAGCTTCTGTGGCGACAGGCGGGAAGTCTCGATCGGTAATGACCTCGCCTTCCTCGACGATTGGCGCCTGCATGCGGCCGGGCTCGCCACGGGGAATTACGCCCTCTCTCGCAACCTCATCTGCCCGCCGGGCATCATCTCGCTGCTGCTGCTGCTCAGGGGTTGGCGGCACGTTGATCGCCGCTTGGCCGGGTGCCGTAGTCTGTGGCAGCGCCGGCTGCCGCTGGTCGATAGTGACAGGCTCGCGCTCAGGCGCCGCTGTTGGGGTAACCTGCTCCGCAACCTGAAGCTCGCCCTGCGCAACACGTGGAACAACGCCGGTGCTGCCATCGACGTCACTGACAATCTTTTGAGCACGCGCCCTGAAGTTTTCTGCCTGCTGAACCCGCCCCTCTCTCTCGAATCGGTCAGCTGTCTCGAACATGCGTCGCGCGTTTTCGAGGCGGATGGTGGACTGCTCGTCGCCTCGAGCTCTTGCCCTATCGATGGATTGCTGCAGCGGGGTGTCTTCTCGTGCCGCCTGAGCCTCCTGATCCAACTCAGGGTCCATGTTGGTCTGCAGCTGCTCGCCAGATCCAAGGGTACGCAGTCGCTCAATCTCAGCCTCTGCAGCTGCCTGCTCGCGCTCCTCTATCTGCCGGGCTTCTGCCTCAGCGTTGTATGCGGCCTGCGCTGCAACAGTGGCGTCCAGCGCATCTCCGCCGGCCTGCTCGACTTCCAGAGCAGCCTGAGACGCAGCGACGTCTTCTCGAGTGGCCTTGGCTCTGGCCTCCTCCTGAAGCGCGCGAACTTCGGCCGCCGCCTCTTCATCGGTGATGTCATTGATCGCTTCGTCTTGCGCCTTGCTGGTCGCACCAGTGATCGCGCCGATTGGGCCAGACACCAGAGCGCCGGCGGCGAATGACTCACCCAGACCCTCGGTAAGGCTTTGCGTTTCATCAACACGCTTGATGCCGATGTTTGCCGGCAGCTGGGATGCAACGGATTCCTCGAGTCCTTCCTGTAGCGACTCGCCAGCGCCACCCTTGATGGCCCGGGTAACCGCGTTTCCGGTAAGCTCGGTGGCCTCTCCCGCAGCGCCGCGCTCAAACGTGCGGCCCCCGGGGACAAGTTTCTGTGTGGCGAGTGACAACAGGAACGATGTGGCCGCCGTGTCTCGAGAGATCTCTTGCGCGATCTGGTTCTTCGCGATCTCCGGGTCCACATTGTCGTTGACCATTGCGGCATAGTCTGGGTTCTTCATCCAGACTTCAGGCGGCAGCTTGAGAAGCTCCGTGCGGGCAGTGTCTACCGCGTCAGCTGAGTTCAGCGCACCACCGGCCGCAACACCAGCGCCTGTACCTACCTTGCCTCCGGTCTTTGCTGCAGCAGCTGCGCTCTGGCCCAGCGCCCGGGCCCCTGCGGCACCAGCTCGCGCGCCAGCCATGCCGACGCCACCGGGCGCCAGCAACATGGGGATCTGTTCTGTCAGAGTGGTGGTGAGAAGGGTTGGGTCGCGAACCGTTTCCCAGAGGAATGCGCCTGCTTTTTCAAGCTCGCCATCAGCCTCTTCGATCGCCTTTGACCGGCGCTGGGCGGCAGCCTCATAGTCGTCAGACATGCGGTCATTGAAATACTCAACGCCGCTGTCGCCTTGCCGCTTTGCAAAATTATCGTAGTCGCCGGTGACAAGACCGTACAGCGTTCCAACCCCGCTGAGAAGCTGGTTTGCGCCGCGGCCAAAACCCATGGCTGCATCGCTGAGAATCCCGCTGTCATTCTCGGGATCGGGGGCGGCCTCTGCCGACTTGAATTGATCGAAGTAGCTGCCAGACTGCTGGCTTCCAGTTACCGTCTCATCTGAATCAGCTTCAGGCCGGAACTGGTCGAAGTAGCTTGCCATAGAGGCTTACACCTTATTGGTTGGGGGTATTCGCATAGATAGTGTTGAGTGCGTCTTCGCCGTACTCGTTGATGAATTGCTGCGTCATCTCTTCAATGTTGGCGCCCTCAGGAGGATTCACCATGACTTCGACAACATAGCTTGGCACGTCGATAGGCTGCGGTAGCTCGATGAACTGCGCGGACCCGTCTTTGCCAAGCACGTTGAATCCGGTGGTGCGCTCGATCGGCTCGCCGGTAATCATGTTTATCTTGGGCTCCCCGCGCTCATCAAGCACTGGCTCTGACGCAACGTCAATCTTGGCGTAGGGGTTGGGCGCTCCAGATGAATTATAAGACGAAGGCGGACGATAAACCCGGTCAACCGCATCCTCTACGCCTAGCTCCTGCAGTGCCTGCAGGTCTTGCATGTTGCTAGTTGGCGCACCTTGACGCGTCTCCTCCAGACTGAGCTGGTTCTGACTTCGCAGCTCCTCGAGGCTGAGCTGGTTCGCAGCGCGAGTGGATTCGCGACCCATTGCCATTTCGTTGCGCATTTCGGCATCGATCTTGTTGGTCTCGCGACGGTTGGTGGTCTTGAGCTCCTCCAGCTTCATCGCGCGCTGGTTCTTCAGGTCTTCAGTCAGAAACGACTCAAAGCCCTTAGCCGCTCCGCCGATTGCGCCAAGTGCGCCGAGGCTAGGCATTTTGAGTCTCCGCCTGCTTGTAGATATTTTCCATCTGCGCCTTCTCCTCCGGGCTGGCTCGCTCGGCCAGTTGCCGCGCCTTACCCTCGTCTACGCCGTAAGCGGAGAGCGTCATCTCCATGGCGGACATGAGTATTTTCTTCGAATCATCCTCGCTATACTCGATCCCAGTTGCGGATGCCATCGAGATCACTTCATCGACAGCCAGCGCCGCAAGAGACGGAATAACCCGAGGCGCTATCCCGGCCTTCTCTGCGGTCTGAGTGACTGCGAGAACAGCGGCCTTCGCCGTGGTGCCAATCTTGTCCTGCTCGTTGACAACCTTCAGCACCGCGGCCGAAGTTTTCTCGTTTGAGTACAGCGCCGTTGACAGTGCGTTGGCTCCGCGAGCAAGCTCCTCGCGAACCTTCTCGATAGGCACGCCGCCACCGCCAGTTCCCTGAACGCCCATAGCACTGGGCGACGCCTCAGGTGCTCCAGAGGCTCCGGACATTCCCGGCTTTGGCTGTGAGGGAGGGCCCGCTTGCTGTGGTGCTTGCTCTTGCATCATTACCTACCGCCGAATTGTCCAAGTGATGCGCGTGCTCCGCGAGCATTGTCACGCATCTGAGAGTTTCTGTCGCGGAGAGATCGCAGCGACGGGACATCTGCAAGAGAGGTATTCACCCGCCCACCGAATCCATCCCACGAACGTCGACGCCGCTCTTCTTCTTCGCGCATCATGTTCCACTGCTCCTCCATAGCTGCGCCACTGGCGTACCCCTGAACCATGCTCGCAATCGTCTGCATGCCCGGCGCCGAGGTAGCAAAGTCCTTCGCACCTCCAACCATTTTGCTGAGGAAGTCTCCAGACCCAACTTCGCTGGACGTCTTGAGCGCATCGGCCACGCTGGCAGACATGCCCGGAGGCTTGCCGGCTTGAGTTGCCGCTGCAACCGGGTCAAAGCCCGGGGCGCTGGCGTTCGCCGGGCCCATGCCACCAAGCTGGAAGTCGGTTGCCCCGGGATCGAAGCTCGTCTCCCCCAGATCCATGAGAGACATGTTGCTGCCGCTCGCCGTCTGTGCGGCTGCGTCTGCCGCTGGTAGCGCGATATCAGATGCGCCTGCGATGTTATCCGTCACCGTGCCGGCAATGTCTCCGCCGCTGGCAATCAGGTCCTGAGGGGTGTTTGCGATGACGCTTTCGCCAGCCGCCTGAGAGGCAGCCCGCGCTGCGTCACCAGCCCGTCCGGTCAGCCCGGCCACGTCGCCAGACATCAGCTTGCCAACATCTCCCGGGATGTTGCCTACAGTCTTCATGGGGTTGGCTATACCTGAGGCCACCCCCTGAACAAAGCCCTTGGCCCCCTCGACAAAGCTGGCAGCAAAACCTTTGGCGGCAGCTGCGGCCCCGGCCCCCTGAATGACCCCGTTCACGATCGCGACGCCGCCGGTAAAGATTGAGGCCGCCATCAGCCCGTACTTTACAAAGTTATTGTCCAGCAGGTTTGTCAGCTCGATGCCAAGCACGTCGTCGACAAAGTCCACAACCCCGTCGACCACGTCTCCGAGGATATCTCCAATCTTGTCAAAAATTCCCATCTATCTATTCCTACGGCGCGTTGGTTGTAAAGTTCTGCCAAGCCCCAGACTCGTCATAATATCCAGAGCCCGGAGGCTCGCCATTTGGCCCCTCTGTACCAAAGACCATCTGCCCCTCCCCGATCTGGGTCGTGGAATCGCTGTTCCAATCCGGGGTTTCAAATCGAGAGTTCTCTCCCGTGCCGGTGGCGACCGGCAGCGGAGCCCCAAAGTCGTCAAACGCAAGCAACCCATCCAGCACGTCGCGCGTGTTCTGGACGAGGAACTGAACCTTCTCCACGGCTTCGTCGCCGAAGATTTCCGCATTTCCGATGACGTCTGCGATGGCGCCGTAGCTTGCCTGAAGAATACTGGCTGCCGCCGCGTTGTCAGAGATAAGCAGGTTGTAGCTGCCCTCAATGTCGGCAAGGTCAAGAGAGACCTTCGCAGCAAGCTCCTGCTTGGCATAATCCTGATCGCCCGCCAGCTGTTGCAGGTTGTAACGCGAGGCAATGTCGCGATCCTGCATCTGCGTCTCGTTGGCCATCCCGGCGTTCGCTACGCTGACATCGGTCTCAGTCGCAGCATTGAACTTGCGACGATCAGCCTCAGTGGCGAACTCCTGAGAGGTGGCCTGATTCTCTTGGCCGGCGTTGAACTGGCTGGTCTGCGTCTCTCGGTTAGCGTTGCTGTCGAGTCTCGAAGACTCCAGCGCTTGGTTCTGCATGCCGGTGCGGTTTTCAACGTCGGCCTGCTGCATAGCCAGAGGCGAAGCCTGACGCGTCATCTCGGCCATCGAGGCACCTGCAGCGAGAGAGCTATTTCTCAGTCCGGCCGCGTTCGCGCGCTCTACACCGTCCTGCGCCGCAAGCTGCATAAGCGGGCTGTCTGACTGCAGGATCTCGCGCAGCTGATCGCTGGACATCTCATCAATAGATGCTGTCCGGTCATTGTTCGCAGCGGTAGATGCAGTGGCGTCCTCTACGGTCATATCGCTCTGGGCTGCAGCAGTGCTCGCCTCGCCTTGGAACGCGCCGCCCTTCTCACCTTCCCACTGACCCTGAACAGATCCGTCTTCGTTGCGGGTGTTGTCAGCCGCGCCAACGGATCCCTGCATCGGATCGCCAAACCGCGCGATGTACTCTTCTCGCAGAACAGGGTTTCCTGAAAGCAAGTTCCAGTCGGCCTCGCCGTTAGCAAGCCGGTCCTGCAGGCCATTAAGCACCCGCTCCTTCTGCCAGTCTGCCATGGTGGAAAAGTTGCCAGATCCATCAAGGACGCTGTCAACCAAAGAGGCAGTCTGCGGATTGTTTGGATCTATCGCAGTTTCGGTGCGGTCGTCAGCGAACTGACTTACAGGGCCAGCGCCTCCGGTCGTTGCGGTAGCCGGGTTGCTGGCGCTAGCGGCGCTACCCGCCTGTCCTGCGTTACCCGCGTTACCAGCTGATCCGGCGCCGGCAGTGTTGCCGCCGCGCTGCCCAGCCGTACCTTGGCCCACTCCATCGGCCGGAGGGACCTCGAAGCCGGGGTCGCGCGGAGCTCCGCCCATCTGCTGAGTCACCTGACCGGGGTCGCGGTAATTCAGGATCCAGTTGTTGCGGTTCCATCCGTTACTGCCGCCTGCCCAGTTGGCCGGGTCATTGCCCTCAGCCACCATTCGGTCGTATTCCTGAGAGGCCCACTCAACCTGCTCCGGAGTGAAGCCGCGGTTGGCGATCTGGCTCTGCGTGAAGTTGTCCTGATAGGATCCGCCGCTCTGCTGACCACCGCCCTGCTGGCCCGCAGCAGCGCCCCGCTGACCAGAGGCCGCCGCCGCCTGCTGGCCTGCGGACGCTGCCGCCGCCTGTTGCTCTGCTGCTTGGCCCGGGCCCACTCCAGAGTAGCCCGGGGGCGTATCCGCAAATCCCGCAGGGGGATTGGTGGCCTCGCCTCCGATAGTGGCCGGGTCGCCGGCGTTCTGTGGGGCCTCGTACAGATTGCGCCCGCCCTGCGCCGGGTCAGGCGCCGAGGTCATTCCGTTCACATAGGACGCATTGTATGGCACCTGCTGGTAGTCAGCCGGCATGGGCTGATCAAACAGTCGCTGGTATGCGCTCGGAGATATCGCGCCGAAGTAGCCGTTCTGCACCATTGCCTGCAGGTTTGCTTTGCCATACGTCGGAAGCATGCGCAGCACAGAGTTTGCGCCAAGCGTGCCGCCCGGGGCCGGCGTGGTATCAGCCGTGTCCCACTGCTCCCATTCGCCGTACTGTGCCGCATTGGCTTGGTTGGTTGTGTCCAAGTATCCACCTGCCGCTGCCTGCTGTCCGTTTGGCGCGGTCGATCCCGCCTGCTGTGCGGCCATAGGAGGAGTCGGAGCAGCAGCTGCGCTCTGCTGGTTCAGCGCGTTGAGATTCATATCAGGCTGGCCGAGTGTGGCAGAGCCGGGCTCCACCCCCGGGACGACGCCAATGTTCTCAAATCCAGAGGACGCGGCCGTGTTCTTCGCGGTGGGCTTGATGTTCGTCTGATTCTTAGGGGTAGTGCCTGTCGTGGACGCGATGTCAGCGCTATCTTGACCGGTCGACGCGGCGCCGGCGACCGCAGACCCTGCAGCCTGAGGGTTGAGGCTGGTCAGACTCAGGTCTGCCAGATCACGCTCCGCCGGATTAAAATTGATCATAAAACTCCCCTAGTATTCGCCCGATTTTATCAACGATCGGAAGGGTTTAATGGGATCACGCACGCCAACAGCAGGGCGCGCAGCTCTTCCTCGGTGCTTATGCGCTGGCGCCTCTCGATCAGCAGCGCGCGTATCTTTTCAAAATCCGTATCGTCAACAGACAGCTTCTCGGCCGCATAGCTCGCCGTGTCTGGAATGGACACAGGGCATGGCTCGATGACCGGCACCCGAACCTCTACGGTTTCGATGATGGTGCTGGGCGTTGAACATCCGCACAGGAAGAAAAGCCCGGCTGCCAGCAAGCATGCTAGAGCCCAAGCTCCCGGTTTATAAGTGCTATTCCATCCGAACACGTCGTTCCTATCTCCATCCGAAGTTGGGCTATGTCCTGCAGCAGGGCATCGCGCGTTTCCTGCAGCCGACTCTCAGTCTCGAGGATCTTGTCCTCCCGTATCGCAGACAGCTCTTCCAGAACCGCGACCTGCTCGTTCTGCCGTTGAACCACAGCCTTGAGCTTTTCTACGTGCTCAGACTTCAGCGTAAGCTGTCCCTCAAGCAGGCGCAGCTCAGCGCGCGCGACATTGAGAGAACTGCGAAGGCTCGAGTAATGAACCCACCCAGCAGACAGAACAACAACAATGGTGGCGGCAATGGCCACCTTAACCTTAGATTTTCCAAGAAGCGCGAACGCCCCACTAGCCAACATCGGTATCATTTTTCTGGAATCCTATGACGACAGTGAGGATGCCGATGATGCCGGTTATCACTGCAGCGTCTGATGCGTTTATTTCACCTATGTGCTCGAAGTAGGCCATTGCTGTGGCACTGATAAGCCACGCCGCCCACGCCAGCACTCCCCGCCTTACGATCTTATGCTTGTCTACGAAACTCATCCCGGTATTGGCCCGTGAAGGACCTCTCCAATCTGTATGCCGCAAATCAGCTCACCACCGTCAGGCAACCTAAGGTAAAACTTCCAGAACTCGAGATCTATCTCCTGACCCTTGGGGGTCTCTACAGTTTCGACGAAGCGCACAAAACCACGCCTTTGATATGCCTTTTTGTCGTTCTCTGTCCATGCCTGAGCGAGCTTCGGAGGGAATACGTCGAAGTCTGAGTTGCCAACATATCTCTCCTTGGTGATGCCATAGTAAGTTTCGTAGGACGGGTTGATGTGCATCATCGCAAATCTTGGCTCGCTGAATTCCTTGCACCAAGCCGGAGTGTCCAGCGCGTCCATGTACGCGAACAAGATCCCGCGTGGAGACGATGAGTACCCTTTGTCCAGTTGAATCCTCATGATGCTGTTCTCAGCGCGCACGGTAAGCAGCTCGCGATTCAGCTCATTGATCTCTGCCGTCTTGTCATCCAGTCGCTGCTCCAGCGCCGTAACCCTCTCCGCCAGAATCATCATCTGGGTTGGCTGGATGTTTCCCTTCAGCGTCAGAAAGCCGACCAAGACAACGCCCGCCGTGGTTATGAGGGTGTTGGCGAGGTGGCCTAGAAAGCTGTTGCCCTTGAGGATGTCTGGCGTCTTCATTGTGTTCATTACGATGGCTGATTCGCTATTGGAGTAAGGCTTCTATGGTATCTGCTTTCGCATTACGTTAACTCCAATCAGGCCATCATTCTGTGTAAGGCCCCGTTGGTGGATTGAATTGATAGAGGGACACGGCGTCTCCACGGATAAACCGGAATCCGTCGATCTGCACGGGCGGAGCGTACCGCGCCAGCTTCGTGTAATCGTCGTACTGAATGAGGTAGCTGCCGATACGCATCGGGCTCTCGTTATCCACGACAGGGTACAGTGGAGCAGAGGAGATGCCGCTGTTGCTGGCCAGCTTCCCGCGCAGAGAATCGACCACCGCGGCCGGAGTCTTGCCTCCGATGAACATGTAAATCCTGCCCTGATGCCGGCAGATCCTGACGTGGTTGTAGGCCGCCGGGTTCCACTCTGTGAACCCTGACGCGTCAAGCAGCAGGCCGTTGCCATCTCGGAAGCCAAGAGACTCGCCAGCGATAGCAGCCTCGTATGAGTCGCCGAAGTAGATGCTGGCTTTGCCTCGGCCAGCGACGCCAGAAAGACTGATGGTAAAGCCGCCCCATCGGTTCCAGCGGCCATTGGCGTCTTGCACGTATTCCTGATTGCTACACAGGTAGCAGAAGCCATTGGACCAGAGAGGCTTGACCCATGCCTCGATGGACCAGTCTTCAAGCCCCAGATCCAGCGGGCCAGATCTCCAGTCCGGGTGCGTGCTCGGGAGATACCACACCTGCGAAGATCGGTAAGGAACTGACAGCGCGCCAGATCCGAACTTGGCGTCGCTCGTTATGACTCCAGTAGGAGACAGTTCGCCCACGGCGTCGCGCGCCTCATTGACAAAGCTGTCATTGAAGTTGAACAGCGCCAGCACCTCTCCATCCGTAACTGAAGGCCCGCCCGGGTCGCCGTCTGTGGGCCCAAAGTCTGTGCGCGGGTATTCCCACCGAATCAGCTGCGTGCGGCCGCTGTCGTCAAGGTAAGTGCTGAAGTGCCGCGCCGCATTGCTGCGGTATCGCGTGAACATGTATGCCGCGCCCACCACTGTAGGATCGTCCTGACGGTCTGAAATATTTAGGAAGTCCACGCTGGAAACAGGCCAGTCAGTCAGCCCGCCGGTTGGGTTCTGCGCTATGTATACGCGATCTCCCTGAGTCCCTCTCGCGCTATACAGAACCGTGTAATGATCGTTGGCGCCAAGGAACATGGCGTTTCTTCTGCGCGTGCCTTCGCCGACAGTTGGCTGCAGGTCACCATTTGCGTCAACGAATGGAGCGCCGCCGCTCGCATAGCTGCCGTCCGCCTCCTGCAGTATTCCGGCGATGTCCCAGTTGAACGCGTCCCCGGGCGCAGACGCGTTGCCAAACGCAAGAGTCGAGCCCTTTCCGGATCCGCTAATGTCGACCCCGATATCAGCCAGCGTGCTGCTGTTGATCATCTGTCGCTCAGAGCTATAGATCAGCTGCCAGTTGCCGCTGCCCATAATGAGAACGGAGTTACCGTTGGATATGTTGCCGTTGGTGTCCAGAGTCGTACCAGACGGAGACCCAGATCCTACCCCAGTGAACAGGGTAGCGATGCCATTGCCATCACTGGCGGCTGTTCGTCCCACCTGTATCGCACGATCTGTGTCGACCGGCTCTATGGCATACGAATAGAATCTCGACTGTACCGTAGACCACGTGTCTCCATCATTATTTGAGTATGCCCACGCTCCCCTTCGGTCTGATCCGGAGTCCATTACTGAGCAGACCCACGTACTGCTGCCCATATATCTCACGTTGCCAACGATCACGCCTGTGGTGTCGCCGTAGTGATCTATCGTGGCGCCCTCGGTATTCAGGTTCTCCCACGTGTCTCCGTAGTCTTCTGATCGATAAAGGTTGGCCGCTTGAGCACCAGAGAAGTACAGAATCCTTCCATCGTTGGTGACGTCAAAAATACCGTTGCCGAACGCGTTGCCTCTATGAGTGATATCTCCAGTAAGGGTGGATGGGCCGGGGTCAATGTCCTCTGGAATGATGCCGGCGTCAGGGTCCGGGGTGACTGTGTCAGGACCGATGATGTCCACGATTTCGTTAACGTCAGCGTTCTCATTCGGGATCAGCGCATAGAGATCGAACACGTCTCCAGCGCGGCCACCGACAATGATGTCGTCAACGAACGTAGGTGAGTCGGCGTCGATCGTCAGAGTGGCCTCGCCAGTCTCCGGGTCGAGCACAAAGATCTCATCAGGGAATACCTGAACAACCAGATAGTTAACCGTGGACAGGATCCCGGTCGCGACCCCGTTGACCGTAATCTCACCCTCTGACACGGCCAGTGTCAGGCTGCCAGACTGGTAGAAGGTGCCGTCGCCAGCTGCGAGGTCCATGACCAGAAAGTGGACGTGGTCGTTGTCCAGCGCGTCCCGCACTGTAATGTTACCGTCAGCCCCGGTCTCCATGGATTTGGAGTCGGAGTCGCCGCTGTATATCGGGTCGCGACCGAAGGTGACAGGCGTTGTCACGGCATTCGTGTACTGCTTGGTGCCAAGGTCTACTACTGTTGCTGGGGTGCCCGCGTCATCGAACGGGATCCAGATGTCCGGGTCCTGTCGGTCGAGGACCAGATCCAGAGGAGATGTGTCGCCGGGATCGGGAATGCCCCCGGTGCCGCCATCGGCACCAGCGCCTCGCCAGTTGTGGCAAAGCAGTGAGAAAGTCACGCGCCAGCGTCTCCAAGAACCAGCCACTCATTGGCTGCGGTCTTCACCACAGTCAGGCTGGAGTAGCGGGTGCGAGGGCTGTTGCCGATCGCGAACGATGCAGTTGCCCCAGCTGCCGCTACCACGTCGAGCGAGCCAGTACCGATCAGGTACAGGTGGACCAAGTATCCAACAGGCAGATTCTCATCCGAGTCGGCCGGCAAGGTCACAGTGATCGTGCCGGTGTTGGTGAACCTGATGACCGCTGCTTCGTCGGTATCTGTCAGCGTTCTCGTGGCCGTTGCGTCTGTCAGGACTTTCGGTCTATTGCTCGCGCGTGTCTGTGCATCAGTCGCACCGATCAGGACCCAGCGGCTGTTGGCGTTGTCGTAGATCATGAGAACAGGAAGCCCTGCCTTGAGATCTCCGGCGCCCAGAGGCGAGCCATCGTTGCGCACGATCGGGCGGTTGGTGCCGCCGTTGTACGAGATCGTCGAGGGGCCTGTGTTGTCCGCCCCGGGGAAGAACGTCAGCATCTGGCCGTTCAGGATGGTGTCGGTGACGCCGTCGCCAATCTCGATAACGTAGTCGTCGGCCACTCCTCCGGTCTCAGTGCCCAGCAGCGTGGCACCAGTGTTGACTGCGCCGGGCGCCGACAGCTTGTCGAAGCCCTGTTCGATCTTGGCGAACTCCTCATCCAGCGCGCGACTGCGTGCCGGGGTGAAGGGAACGAGGTCGCCCTCGTAGGTGTAATATTCGTTGGACATGCTTACCTCGAAATCCTGCGCGGGTCGTAGTGAAGGGTGATCCCCTGAATTACAAACGGCGCCGTGGTGGCCGACTCGTTGTAAAACATGATCGATATGTTCTTGCCTGATCCACGCAGCTCAAAGCGCGCGGTGGTGTACGTCTGTGCATCCCAGAAGATTGAGTCCCACAGATCCAAGTCGTAGAAGCCACCGCCGCCAATGACACGGTCCTGCCAGTTGAACGTCGGGGTCTCAGGCCCGGCGAACGACAGGTCGTGGCTTGCGAGCAGGGTCACGTCCCGCTCTGCCTCGATCTCCAGCTCACAGAGGCGGTAGCGCTTGCGCGATGCCGGGTTGCCCTGATGCGTGAAGGGAAGTCGCATCGATGACTCGATCGGCTCTCCGTCAAAGTTGCGACCGCTCTCAGCTCGATAGGCAAACCCGGAGTCGCCTATGAACCAGTATGTGGGCGTTGTGTTCTCATCCTCGCATGCATACGCAGCCTCAACCGTCTGCTGCATGTTGAGCACGCCGTACTCAGCTGCTCCGTCTGGCTTCATTCGACAGGCCAGCGCGTCTCCATTCTTGAAGTAGATTCGATACTGGTTGCTGTTGCGGATGCCGATGACTCCGGCGACATTCTCCACGTTGGCTGTGACGAACGGCTGTACCAAATCTGATACAGTTGAGTCGGCGAAATCACCGAACTGCTGAACCCGCTGCAGGTCAATGACACCAGAGTCATCGACCGCGTATACAGAGCTCAGCTGCGCCGCGGAGTGCAGCACACATCCCGCGCGATCGGACACCTTCCTCTTCTGGAAGGATGCCTCGACAGGGGTGAACGCGTGGATATCCTTTCGGGTGAAGGCCAGCAGCACGCCACCTGCAGACGACACAAGATCAGTTCCCTCCTCGCCCAGACCAAACTCAGCTGCTCCCAAGAAGCCATTGAAGGCCAGCGGCTGCCCGGTCACGCTTTTCTGCAGCGATCCCCCGGGGAACATCAGCCAGAGCGCGCCGTTGAACTCCTCAACAAGATACGGGTTGTTCTCGCTGGGTGCGTCGCCGAATGTCAGGTCCAGCAGGATCGGGGTGACGACATCGTCCTCGTCGATCTCAAATGCAGGGCCAACACCGCCGGCAGCGTATGTGCGATAGGTGGAGCTGCTCGCGAGAAAGTTGCGGGTTATGAAGTCATATCGACCACCGACATCCAGCGCGAACTGCTCGCTCGCCCCGTTGGCAGTTGCTGACCCTGAGCCCGCGTCGGTTATGGTTTCGTTATCGCTGAACGTCCCGGTGACGCTGGTCAGCGCGATATAGCCCGTGGCGTCGTTGCCATCGAAGCTGCCAGTAAACAGGATGATGCGGTGGATCGTGCCAGTGGCGCCTGAGGTCCCGCCTGTCAGCGTGGATCCGACAGCGAACTCCGCGGTGCCGGCGTCAAACCGAACCGTGTGAGCCATCTCCATGACCGTGTCATCCCATCCAGTGGCAGTCGCCTTGTGGATGACCGCGGCAGTCTCGCCGGCATTGTCCCGTATTGCGTACACACGATCACGGCACTGCCAGATCCCGCGCAGCTTGTTGATGCCGGGGACCTGCCCAATGTCATCGCGGTATTCCTTCTCCGCGGCAAGGCGGTATCGCGCCTGCAGCTCGGGGGTGTCGCCACCCAGTCGAGAGATAGCGGTGATAGTCGCCGTGGCCGTATCGATGCCTTCACTGAGCTGGAAGTCGCCGGACACTTTGGTGACCACAAGGTCATTGCCATTGATGTCACAGATGGTAGCTGTGGCGGTAGACGTGTCGCCGGTTATCGAGTCATTGATCGAGTAGGTTGAGGCGTCGTCGACAGTGAGAACAAACCACTCTGCCTTGGATGGCAGCGGTCTCCCGTCGAACCTCTCATATCCAAAGATGCGACGGTAGCCGCCGTTGATCCACGGCTCATAGTTGACGCCACCAATGAGGCGTCCGTCTGGCATCTGCGTAATGGGGGTGACAAGGTCCAGCCCACCACCCAGTGGGTAGTAGGGTGTCTTTCTCATTCCGTGCGAATGCTCATGTCAAGATTGCCCTCGGATTGCTGGTGGTTCTCTCGCTTCCCGGGCAGATATCCAGACTCCAGTGCCCGCATCCAAGTGCTGTACATTTCAGAGGCCTGAGGCAGTAGCTCCTCGGCCGGTTCGTAGCGCGCGTAGTACATCAGAGCAAGGCCAACTATCGCTTGCTGATAGGCCTCAGGGATTATGCTGGTGGCGCCATTGCCAAGCGTGACATCGATGCGCACCGGCGTCCTGTACCAGTCATAGGACAGGGTGTAGACGGCGTTTGGCGGGCTGTCGAGTCGCAGGCTGTTGTTTGGCATGCGGACAGCGCGATAAGGGCGCCCCGGGGTGGTGTCGATCGGCTCGTGACGAACGTCGAGGTAGTCAACCACCTCAAGCTCATCTCCGTCCAGCCTGAACGTCTTCTCGTCGTATGCCCGCAGGCCAGAAGGCGGCGTGTATATGCCTTGGCCTATGACCGTTGGAATTGATCTCTGGCCCCACAGGAACTGCCAGTCATTGTGCAGCGTCTGGATTTCCCCGTCCGCACGCACGATCCAGCGCATCAAACGCTGGACCTCGCCATCGTTGAGTGACTCAATCGTTGACGGCTTGGGGCCTCCGGAGCCGGACTCTCGCCACAGCTCCTGTACGAGCTCGAGAAGGGTCACAGGCTATTGCCGACCTTCTTGCCGCTGGCATCGTAGTACACGCCGTCCTGAAAGAACGCGGCCTTTGAGGTTCCGTGTACCGTGCCGTGCGGCTTGCTCGGGTCAAAGCGCTTAGCGCGCGGCTTCGCCTTCTCTGCCGGCGCTGCCTTGGGCTCGCTCAGCTCGCTGCCTTCCGGCACATCGCTCGAAGTTTCGTCAGTCATCGTAGTCTCCCGTCATCATTGCGAACACGCCCATTCTGGACATGCCCTCGTCTCCCCCGACCATCTCGCGGTAGTGCGGACGACGTCGCTCTGACTTCGCCTTGAACGCACACCCCTCGGATGCCTCGCAGGTCTTTTCCTTAACGCCCTTCTGGCGCCTCGGAATGTAATCTCGGTTTTCGCCTCGCATGGCGCAACCTCCATTGGAATTTGGAAATGGCAGCCCCCGGAGGGGCCACCACTAAGTCAAGATCAGCCCTTCGGCTTTGCAACCTTACGCTTGATCTTGTCGTTGTCGTGCTTCGGGCGCATGCCCTTGCTCGTTTGGCCCGGAGAGCAAGATTCAGGAGTAAACTTCTCCTTCTTGATCAGGCCTTCGCTCATTGCGCTCATACCAGTCCTCCTCAGAACCAAGCGATCTGGACAGCGACGTTGCCATCGCCAGCGGTCGCAGCACCATTACAGTCGATGGTGAACGCAGTGTCAGCAGGGATGAGCGTGTCATCAGTGCCAACGGTTGCGTCGTTTGCGAACGTGTCAGCAACGCCGACCGGGACAGACAGGCTGCCGCAGACGGTTGCATTGTCCAGAGTGTTAACAGACACCACGCTCGCGGCACCGGTCACTGCGACCGTTACCAGAGCCTGAATGCCCACGACCCGACCGGTCTTGCCTTTCGGCCCTACCAGCGTCAGGAGCTCAGCGGCGGTATCGAGAGCTGCAGCACGCAGCTCATAGTTGACCACCATTGCGTTGTCGTAAGTATTCATATTTCCCCCTTACGCTGCGCTATCCCACTTGATGATACGAGCCTGCTTCTTGCTTTCTGCAGACGTGTCATCAGCGTGAGTGATTGCGAAGGCACCGATGTAGTACCACGCGATGCCACGGCTACGGCCATAGTCATCGGGGATCTTACCGCGAAGCTCTTCAGGGATGGCTACAGCCTCAGTCACCGTATCGGCGCCGAAGAAGTAAGCCGCGTCGGACTTGCTATTAGTCCAGCCTTCAGAAGACACATTCGTCTGAGTGACGAAGCGGATGCCTTCGTAACGACCATGCTCGCCGTTGACGATGCGCTTGTAACCTTCGTCGACGTACTGGACAACAGCTTCCAGCTCATCCTTGACGGGGCGCAGCGTAGTCGGACGCATGATTGCCATGTAGTCCTCAGAATCGAAGACAGGGATGTTGCGCTCTTCCATAGTGTCGCGGAAGGTCTTCACGTGATCCTTGGACATGGCGATGTCGTTGGTGCCAGACGGCGTGCCATTGTCCGTGATAGTCAGAGCACCAGAAGCGCCACCAACAGCGCGAAGCAGAGTAGCGTCGAATTGGGCGTGAGCCTCTTCGTCGAACTTGCGGTTCGCGTCGTTCTTGAGCGTCTTGGTGATGATCTCGGGCACGTTGTGCTCGCTCATCGCTTCATACTTCAGGGAATGCGGAATCGAGATACCGTATTCTTCGAGGATGACCTCGGCCTGAAATACCGGGAAGCTGGTAGTCGGCATCGGTGCAGTTTCCTGCAGCTTGCGCGAACCATTGTCCACAGTATCGCCATACACGGTCCACGTGTATTTTTCCCCTTCATTCGTACCTACGGCTTCCTCTACGTCACAGAACTGACGGAAACGCGTAAGCGGCTGAAGGGAGGTTCTCCACTTTTCGGACAGAATGTCCGAGGCCATAAACCCTTGGCCAGTGTTACTCCACAGCTGAGACATTGCTCATTGCTCCATTGCTTACAGAGCCCTACCTGATCGCATCCGCGCAATCTTGGCCGCGGGACTCATGTCCACGTCCGGCTTCTTGTCGCTACGGCTTTGCCGCGATCCTGCATTGGGCACAGGTTTCAAATTCGCCTTGCGCTGCGTGCGCTCGGCATCCGTCGTCGATCCTCGCTTACCCGGGGTGTCATCGGGCCATACCTCGGCCGCCATCTTCCCCGCCTTCAATATCGCCTCTTCAGGCGAGAGATCGGGCTCGGTCTGCGTGATCTCCTTGAGTCGCGCGTCGGCGTAAGCGAGCTTCGCTGGATCTGCCACGATATGCGCGTAATCCTTCTTGAAGCTGCCCATGCCCTTTTGCACAGACTCTCTGTAACGCTCGTTGTCTGCCTCGGCCTTGACCCGGGTAGCAACTGAGGAAACCAGCTCGTCGATGTTAGGGGTAGACGATTGTCGGCCCTGCATCATGACGGCTTTCAGCTTCTCACGTGCTGCATCCTGATCGCCTGCATATACGGCGTCATGGTACTCAGACAGTGCTGCGTCAAGGTCCACTGCATTTGCGCCCAGATCGGGTGGCTCCTGCTGTGATCCTCGCTGCTCCATCTGAGCAATTCGTTGCTCCCGCTCGGCGAGCGCACGTTCGCGCTCAGCTGCAAGTCGGAGCTTCTGATCGCCAGCGAGATCCTTGCTCAGCTGTCGATCGTATTCCTCTTCGGTCAGCTCAACCTCTCGGCCGTTGACCTTCAGTTTCTTGACCAGCGTCCCATCGCCGCGGTCTTCAAATCCAGCGCGGATGGGCTTCTGGTCAGCCTCCTGCGCTACAGGATCATCGTCCTGCTCTTCGTCATCTTGCTCGGTGTCGCCAGCCTCAGCTGCAACCCGGGCGTCGTAATCCTCTTCACTCAGGTCAGGATCATTGATCAGCGCGAATGCCTTTCTGTCGGCCTCCTGCTTCTCGCGGCGCTTCTCGGCCACCTCGGCCATCTTGCGCTCCCGGGGAGACCGGTAATCTGGCTTCTCCTCGGCTACCGGTGCATCTTGTTCCGGCTGCTGATCGCTGGTCTGATCTGCGTCCGAAACGTCCTGTTGGATAGTTTCGTCAGTCACTGTGTCAATCCTCTGTGTTGTAGTCTTCCAGTCTTCGCTCGGCCATCATGCCGACTCTAACCGCGTCCGTGAGCCACTCGATTGCCATCTCTACAGCTTCGTGCCTCTGCTGCAGCTTGGCGATCTTGCGCCTCCCGAACAGGCTCAGGGGGCTGACCTTGGTCAATGCCTCCTGAATCTTTATCTGGTCCTGATACGCAGAACCAATCACGAACTGGCCCAGCTGTGAGCTCAGCCAGTCGTGTGCATCCTTGCCAACTACCGCGGTGCGTACTAGCGCCTCTTCGCGCTCATCCTCGAACTCAATCGGGATCTCCGCTTCCGCCAGCGTGGCCTCGAGCTTGCTCGTCAAATCCCTGCCCCCGTGTCTCTCCTCAGATTCATCTCGCGCAGTCGACCACCTTCCTTGGCGGCCGTGACGTCACGCTGTGTGCGCAGCTTGTCACGCTCGATGTTCATACTCTCATACAGGTCCTTCAATTTAGTATTCGCGTCAGTGATGATCTTGGCCATCTTCGCCTCGTAGTCCTGCATCTGGCCCTGCGTCTCTACCTGAGCGCGCAGCTGGGCGATAGCCATGTCCATCTCGACCTTGATCTGAGTCTCTTGCAGCGATGCCTGCGCCTTGAGCTGGGCAACCTGCAGCGAGGTGTCTTGCGGCTGGTTCTGCGCTGCAGCCTCCTGCAGCTTCTGCATCTCTTCGTCACTGCGGAAGAAACGCTCGGAATCGTTGAACCCGCCGAGGCTGAACACTTCCTTGCCGATCTCCATCGGGTTCAGTCGCTGGGCCAGCTCGGGTATCGATGCAACGCCGCCGATGATCATCTGGAACTGCTGCAGTCGCTGCTGCGGGTTGGTGTTGCCCATGCCCACGTTGACGCTGACGACCATCTCGTCGTCCAGCAATGCGTCGAGCTCTTCGGTCGTGCCGTAACCCATGATGTCCGCGTTCTCAGCACACACTGACTTGATCGTCTCGTCGGTCTCGAACATGGCGATCAGCTTGTCCAACTTGCGGAGCACTGGCTCGACCCACGTCTCTACAAACGTGCGGAGCTCGTACTCTGCAACCTCGCTCGCGTCACCCATCAGCATGTTCATTCCGCCGACGGTTTCGTTGAGCGATCGATTGGCCTGCACGCTGCTGGAGCTGAAGTTGCCGGTCAGCTCATCCATCTCCTGCGTGAGTCGGTCCTGCTCCTGATAGCTGGAGCCAGTGACGTCGGGATACTTGAGCTCGCGAACGTCCTTATCGACGTCGCCAGTCATGACTCCGCCTCCCGGGACAGATCGCATCAGCGCGCTGGTGTCTATCTGGGCACCTCGGCGCAACAGGTAGCGGCCGTTGAGCGCCAGCTTGACGTTGTCCATGCGCTGATTGGCAATGTCGTTGGTCTCAGACTGCATGGGTGCAGCCAGCTTGTTGCCGCCGATCGGGTAAGCCCGGTGCGATTCAACGATGCTGAAGCCGAAAGTCAGACTGTCACGTCCAAGGGGAAGAATCTCCTCGACCGGTGCTGGGTCAGTGAGCATCAGGCGGTTGCCAAGTGAATAGAACGCGTAGTCCTTGCCCTCCTGACGGATGATGTTCAGGTGTACCCAGACGTCAGAGTATTCAGTGCCCTGCACAAGGTCCATCGGGTCTTGACGGTTGCGGCCGGTGCGGGCCTGTCGGATGACTTCGTTGAGTGACTTGTCCTGCGATGCAGCGAGGACCTCAGCGAGGCTGTATTCCCGCCACTCTGGTGATCCGGTGACCGGGTTCTCTCTGGTCATGCGCTCTATGACGGCTTGCGCCTTCATCGGCATCATGAGGGTAATTCGGGGGCTGGTGTTGATCGGGTCTCGCCAGTCGCAGTTAGGGTCGATCCGCAGATTCTCGGGCGGGTGCAGCTGGATGTCAGGCTTGTCTGCAGTGACTCGGAGCACGCTCCTGCCCAGCTCGGTGCCATCCTCGTCGCGCATGGGCTCGCCGGTCATCGGATCCATCTCTGGGACGACCTCTTCTTCGACCTCGTACTTCCACGTGCTCAGGCTAAGGCAGATGCCGTAGTTGAACGTGTCCTGCCGGGCTCCCTGTACGGTCAAGAACCAAGGGATTGAGTGCTCGAGCCGGTACTGCAGCAGAGCCTTGCGGTATCGGGCGGCCTCTGCCTGCTTTGCGCTACCACGGTTCTGCCCGCGGACATCGATCAGGTCTGTGTTACTGAACAGGGCGCGCGCTGTCTTGGCCTCTGACCGGCGAGACAGGGATCTCGTCTTTGGGCGGAAGATCTTGCTGCGGTGCTTGTATGCCTTGGAGGCGTACTTGGACCCGGGCGGGTGCTGATTGTGAAACCGGTAGAGGGCGTTCTCCCACTCACCCCTGATGCTGTCATCAAGGAAGTCAGTGGAGCTATCGAAATGCTCGCGGGCCAGCTTTAGCCAGCGATAGTCGCCGTCGGAAAGTCCGGGCAGATCCTCGCGATCCCCGGGAAGTATGCCGTCGCCTACCAGCTCACCCATGTCCTACCTTCTGTGTTAGTAAAAACAGCGCCCCGGGGTCGAGGGAGAGAGAGAGGGACCTCGAGCCCCGGAGCACTGCAGAACTGCAATGGTAAGTCTTGGCGCAACGATTTAATGCACGGTCTCTGGGTACAGCTCCTGCCTCATTCCGGCCAGTGCCGCGTTGACCCTTTCTCTGGCCATGGCCTGCGCCTCTTCAACGCTGGTGCCTGCCGGGACCTCGACTCGCATCTCGGATGTGACAGTGACGCCGATGAAGTGCCGGCCGGAATCAGGACTCGGCGGCGGCGGCGAAGGCTTGGTCGACGGCGTCTCCGATGTATCGCTGGAGGAGCAGGAGGTCTGAGAGCTTGAGCGGGGTTGCTCCGAGGAAGAGCTGGTCTCCTTCTGCGACAAAGCCCACCACAAGAACCTCGCTGACTCCAGCTTCTGTCGCATCCTTGAAAACATCTTCCGCATCACGCTGTCCTTTCGGGAATCGGATCACCCGGCTCATAGGCCACCTCCTTGCCATATCGGCTTTCGAATCGCTCCTGAGTCTGCTTGGCATACTGGTACTCGTTCCAGAGCGCCTCGAAGCAGTGGTTCTTCTGCCTAACGAAAACCCAGAACAGGCCATCCGTGACATTCTGGATCATGCGGTACAGGAATCGATCCTCCCTGTACCAGAAGCTCTCGGCGCTGATGCTGTCGTTGGCGTTCTTCGTGTACGTTGTCGCTACGCCCACCGCCTGAGAGACGATGTTCAACATCTGCCATATCCAGTGATTGATCGGCCTCCATAGCCTATACGCCGCCTGCTTTGCCATGAATGCTGTCACCCCTTACGTTACGCACGACCGAAGACGTATCCCCGGTCATCCTGCTGACATTGAAGCGCTCCAGTAGCTCACCACCAAAGCGCACCGCTTTCGCCTCCAGATCTATGCCTATCTGATCCGTGTGGATGGTCATGCCGTACTCCGACGTCAGGTCCGGCGCGACGATCTGCGCCACCGTGCCGTCGCCGCTAACGCTCACCAGCCACTTGACCGTCGGGTACGCCTTGCCCAGCGCCTTACCGATCGTGTCCCTGATTCCTCGCGTCTTCAGGAACGTCTGCATCTCTTCGATATCTGCTGATTCGATCATCTCTCACTCTCCACTCACAATTCGCGGGTAATCCGCATCGTTTATCTCGTCTCCACCAACCCAGACGCCGGGAATGACATCGTCGAAGTCGTCCTCACCGTCCTCGCTCTTGTGGATCTCGACGTGCAGGTAGAACTTCAGGTTGAACAGGTGGGTGGAGGTCTCCTCGTCGTCGACGAATACCTCCAGCATCAAGACATTGCCCTCAACCACGCTCCACTCGGCCACGTATTCAATTTCCTCAATGTGGTGGTACCTAGGATCCGCAGGGATCAGTGTTACGCTGTACGTCTGCATCAGTAGTCCTCTGGTTCTGGGTCTGGCTCAAAGCTGCCGACCATGCTGGTATGCGGTGCCACTATCTCGGCGAACGTCAGGGCCAGTGCCTCAGCCCTGTCAGGCGAGCCCAGTGCAGGCAGCCTAGCCTTCAGGTCTTCCTTGCGCTCCAGCTTGATCCGCTCCTTGAGGTCGTATTCGTATTCCAGTGCAGTCATCTGCTCGCACAACACTGAATCCTCTGGTAGAGCCACCTGATTCTGGGTCCACTCCGCCATCCTGTGCCACATCTCGGCGCGCTTGTTGTAGTAGCGCTTGTCATTATCCGCCTTGGCGCCAGCATTTACTCCGATGACCGGATAGCCCTGCGTCGTCAGGTAGTCCACCACGCCAGAGCCAACGCCAATCTCGTCGACCATGATCACTCCCTTGCCGCCGAAGTCGCGCCATACCTCGGCAGCCCTGCTGGCCACCTGTATGTTGTTGAGCCCCCGGTATGACTTCAGGTCGTGGACCTTGCGGCCCTGCCGGGCACAAACCACGCTCTCGTCCTGCCCGAAGCGCGCAACGTCGACGCCGATGACGGGTGTGAAGTGGACGTACTCGTCGATGCCCATGTTGTAGCCCCGGGCAGCATGTACAGACTCGCTGCTGATCAGCTGGTTGGTGCCGAACCGCGGGAACTCGCCCCGCACACGGACACGCACAAAGTCGCTGTCCTCGCCGTTGTCCTCGATCCACTCCTGAATCTTGGCCTTGTTGGTCATGCGCGCCGTGCGACTGTCGATCTTCTTCGTCATCCAGCGGTGTGACTGCTTGCCGAAGCACTCTCGGAAGCGGCCGGTGTTCTTTGTCGGGTTGCCGAACGCGTACCACATAGCGCGCTCAGTGGTCATGGCGCCCTCGGTGACCTCCCAGATTATATCGGCGATCGCTGATGCCTCATCGAAGATCACGGCCACGTACTTGCTGTGCAGCCCAGCGAAGGCCTCGGAGTTGTGCTCAGACCACGGGATAGCGTCAAAGCCCCATGTTTCCTTGTGGTCTACGTGATAGAACCGGGTGGCAGTCCACTCGAACCAGTGCTTGTTTTTCATGCGCTGGTGCCAGATGGACAGCTCTCGCCACGTCTTGGTTGTGAGCTGAGTCTTGGTATTTGCTGTGACTACGCCGGCGATGTGCGGCCGTGTGGACACTAGGAACAGGATCAGCCAGCTCACCAGTGCCGTCTTCCCGATGCCATGACCAGAGGATCTGGCCATCTGGATCACCTCATAGGGATCCTCGTCGAGGTAGCCCTTGATCTCCATCAGGAATTCGACCTGCCACTCGTCTGGCTCCTGCCCCTCTAGCGGACCAGAGCCCCACGGGAACACGAACATGACAAAGCCCAGCGGGTCATTGACGAACTGGGCGATGATCTGCTGTAGCTGGTTCTCTTCAGCTGTAGATATCAACAGGGCTCCAAGGTTTCAGCTTGCGCCAGTGCATCTCGTACTGGGCGGCCGCGGTAATGCGCTTGGCAAACATCGTGCGCCACTGGGATCCCTCTGTGCCGGCGATGCGTATCGTGATGTCATCCCAACCCTTCACTAGCTCCACCCAGTCGACCATAGCCCCGCATCGCTCCACCATCTCGGTGCCATACTCGCGCAGCAGGCTGGCCTGCTCTATGGAAGACATCTCCATGTCCTCCCCCCTCTCGATAAGCAGAGCCACGACGGCCTTTTCGGTTTCCGTTATAGGCCTCATGGTGCGAGCCTTACCCAGAGTCATGTGGCGATACATGACCTCGCTGGCCTCGCTGGACTTGCGGCTCAGGAGGCGCAGGTACTCCATCCACTCGGTGTAAAGCAGGTAGCAGGACAAGATGATCATCATGACGCCTATCCAGAGCACAACACCCTGCAGTATGCTCATCAATGGACAGACCTCTTGCCAGCCAGAGCGGCCTTGGATGCCGCCTCTGCCCGGGCCAGAGCCTCCTCTAGCGTCTCGGCCGCGTCTGTCTTGGTCTCGACCTCTATGCGCTCCTTGAACGCCTGCAGATCCACGTGCTTGCCCAGCGTCTCAGCCATTCCCCTGTAGGCGCCGATCATGGCCGGCTCCACGTCATCCTGAAGCGCCAGCGACCGGGCGTGCTCTGTTACCTCTAGCAGGTCCCTGAAGAACTCCTGTGCTCCATATTTAGCACGCTCAGTGACCTCAGCGCACAGATGTGCTGCATATTTGGACACCTTAGCATTAGCTAGCAAGCGGCTGCCCTGCACGGTTGCCGATCCCGCGGCGTATCCCGCACGTATGGCCGCCTGAGTAGCGTTCTTGTCGATGCTGTACTCCTCGGCAAAGGCGCGCTGCTTTGTGGTGAGCTTGGCCAGTGTGGCCTTCAGCTCTTCTGGGCTTAGTTTGTGGTCACTCATCTCCTATTTCCTGTAGCACTTTCTTGGTGTGGCTATCCCTCCAATCCGGCTCGAACCCCACAACAGACGTGGTATTGCGGCAGTCATACCAGCCCTCTTCGTAGGCATCTGCCACAAGCCCCAGCAGCCGCTGGATCTTCTCCTCTAGCTCCGCGTTCTTTGCTTGTAGTTTCGCGTAGTCGGAGTAGCTAACCAGACCCTCGTCGTCGTCAGCCGCTCCGCTCAAGTAGCGATCAATCATCCTCTGCGTGCGTGATGCCATCCAATAAGCGCGCAGCAGGTCATTGCCGTCGAAGCCCTTTGGGGGTCGCACCTTCATGCAAGTACAGCAGTCAGAGATCACAGCATGGTCATTGAGCGCGACCTCCATTGCGTACAGCTGAGCCCCGTAAGACAAATCATTCATCGACTCAAAATAGCCATCCCAGTAGCTTACGGTTTCTCGCATGAATCTGTTTGCGTCACTCATCTATAGCTCACCTCTCTATCATGTGTTTATGCCCCGGTGTGCAGACGGTGCGGGGCTCACCGTTGTGGCCGGCCGGGCACTCCCAACCCAATGTGCTGCACTCACTCCACCTTGTCTTCGACATCGGGCATTGGCCAGTAGTGCCGGCAGTCGCCATCCCTTAGGGGAACTTCGACAAACCATGACTGCCGGATGCCCTCGGGGGCCTGAGCGCGGTAGCATGTCTCGCGCTTTGGGCAGCCCTCTCCTGAGCACATAGTGATATCAGCCATCTCGACTACCCACCGCCCACTCGATTATCAATCCAGCCACCAGTGCAGGCCATATTAGGCCGCATACTGATACTGTCACCACGTAGCAGAATGGGCACTTTCGTCGCATGTAGTGTAGCTCTGGGTCATCATCTTTCTCAATCAGAGCCAGAATGGTACATATCGCTGCAGCAACGCCCCAGAGGTAGACCTGTCCAGTAGTCATGACGCTCCACCCTGTAGTGCCTTCAGCAACTCCTTGACGTCATACACGAATCCAGCACAGCCCTTATACGCAAGCGCCTTGTTTCTCCAGTACCAGACACTATTGCCTTCATATATCATCTCTTGAGCAAGGCTGTGGTATCGTGCGGTTATGTCGTCGTGCTCTTCTTGCAGCCTCTCGTTCTCTGCCTCTAGCCCTGCTATGCGCTTTGCCGCATCTGCCAGCACTACGTCAGCATCGTGGTCTAGCTCTGCTGGGATGCTCATATAAAACTCGCGCAATACTGCATCGCGGCCTTGCGTCACCGCACGGCTTAACTCTCGCAGCCGTGCTTGAATAACTTTGCTGGGCACCTTGT